AATTTAGAAATATCTAATGAAGACCAAAGAGAGTTGGGTCCTTTAAAATACCTTTCAGAAGTAAGTGGATATCCCATGAGTAAAGTAGTTAATTGGTTTTTATTACTTATTATTTTTGTTTTTGACCCACTTGCGATAGCTATGGTTATTGCTGCAAATTTTGCATTCTCACAATTAATTAAAAAAACTAAATCAGAAGATAGTTTAAATGACGAACCAAATGAAAAAAAACTTACGGAAATGGTTCATAAATTATCTGAAGAAGATAAAATAGATAAAGATGAATCTACAAATTTGGATTTTACACCACCTTATATAGATGAAGAGGTAATTAAAGAATTGAGTACAATAGTTGGGAAAGAAGAAAAATTATCACAACCTATAAAACCAACTGAAGAAGACTTGAAAAAATTAGAAGAAACCTTAGATTTATATGCAAATAAAGTAGTTGATGAACCTAAAAAAGTATTAAAATATAGTAAAAGAGTTGGAGACGAAGATAAAAAATAAAAAAAACTTATTTCATTATGATGATAAACATAATAAAACTCAAATTATATTATGTCACACATCTAGACCATTAATGTATTTTAATAATAGTCTTAAATATAGATTAGATGGTGAATATAATAAAATACCTGCGTATACTATATCTAAAGATGGGAAAATAATTGAAAATTTTAATTCTAATTACCATTCAGATTTTTTTGGAATAAAAGAAATTGATAGGAATTCTATTATAATATGTTTAGAAAATTTAGGTTGGTTAAAATATAATACATTAAATAATAAGTACGTCAATTGGATTGGTGATATTTATAAAGGAGAAGTATATCAAAAAAGATGGAGAGATAAGAGCTTTTGGTCTATTTATCCAGATAAACAGTTAAGAACATGTGCAAAATTAATAGTAGAATTGTGTTCTAAACATAATATACCTCTTAAAATGGTTGGACATAATGTTAAAATTGACGGTGTAGTTAGTTTTTCTGGTATAACAGCTAGAAGTAATTATAGTGAATATTGGACAGACATTAGTCCTTCATTTGATTTTGAAAAGTTAAAAACATATATAGATGAAGAAAATAATTTATAATAGAAAAACTGTAAATAAACAATTTATAGATAACAAATATGATGACATGAAAAACATGTTAAATATTGTTCGTTCATTAAATGAACAGGTTGAAAATGAAATAGAAGTTGAAGATGATGAGACAGATGAATTTAAACGTAAAACTGTTGAAGAAGAATTAACTAAAGAATATTCAGTAAGTGGTGGTAAAATAATTGTTCACGGTGCTACAGAAAAAGATTTAGTGTTAACAGAAGAAGAAAAATCAGCTTTTCAAGAAACTATGGAACAATTTAATGAGGAAGTTAGTGATATGGCACAATATCATCCACTTAACATTTATAAAGAAAATGTGGAATGGTCTGGTGATTTATTACAATTTGATGTTAGGTTTTATTATTCAATAGCTGAGGTCGAGGGTACTTACATAGGTAATGCTAATATGATTAAAGTTAATGATAAATTCATGGAGGTATTAAAAGATGTGAAAGATTACTATGCAACCTTTCAGTCTAAATGGGCAAAAATATTATCAGATAGAAGAACTACCAATATAGAAACTGGAGAAGGTTTGGGTGGTGATAACCTTTCCAATGAAGTGGAAATGGACAGTGGAGTTGAATAATATGATAACTTTTTTAAAAAAAACTTGGAAATTTATATTAGGGGCTATTGGTTTTTTACTTGGTTTATTTTGGGTATTAAATTCTACATCTAATCTTGACATCAAAAAAATAAAAAAACAAATCAAAGACAACGAAAACGAAACTAAAGAAGTAGAGAAAGAAATAGAAGAAACAGTAAAGAAAAAGGAAAATATAAAAAAAGAAATTGATTCAACAAAAGAAAAATTAAAAAATGTTTCTAGGGAAAACCCAAAAGTAAAAAAGAAAAGTGGGAGTGAAGCAACTAAAGACATTAAAAAAAGATTAGGTAAATGATAAATACAAATTTATTTTTTAACAAAATTATTTTTATAATATTTTTAACAATCTGTAGTTTTAGTGTAAAAGCACAGGAAACTACAGATAGTCTTTTCACTTTTACAGAAGAAGAAGTAATTCAGTTGGATTCAATAATGCAATTCCAAGAACAAACAATTAAAATACAAAATCAAAAAATAGAATTACTAGAATCTCAAATAAATAATTATAAATTATTACAAGAACAGGATAGTTTACATATAACTTTCCTTAATCAAAATGTTAATTTATTAAATGATAGGGTAAATCTTTATGTGGATTTAAATAAAGAGTTAAGACCAAAATGGTATAAAAAACCAGCCCTACATTTTTTCTTAGGAGCTATCACAGTCACCACTAGTGCAGTTGTTCTAAATCTAGTACAATAATATATAGAATAATATGAATGTTCGTAGTATTTATATTATATAATATCACATAATGGCACTCACTAAAACAGATAAAAAAGAAATAGAAAGAATAGCTAAAAAAGAAATTAAAGATTTTCTTAAGTCAGCCAGTTTTGAAAAAGATGTTGTGGACGTTGTTGAAAAAGAATTAAAAAAGAAAAATAGTAATTTATCCAAAACTCACCGTTCAGAAGTGGTTGATGTTAGTACTAAGGTACTCATAGAATTATATAAAACTTTTTGGTTAAGAAGAAATTTTTGGGACAGTCAAATTAAAAATGTTAAGTAGATATGGACGCTTTAAAAAAATATAAAAATAATATGGAAAGTATGATTTCAGATGTTAGTCAGAAATTAGGTCCTCGCACTGGTGCTGAAGCTGTAAAAGCTAGAAATGAATTAATGAGAGTTGCGAATGAAGCACTTAATAAAGATGAGGAAATTGATGAAGTTACTGGTGCATCTTCAGCTGGAGCTTTCGTAGCTCCCATGGGATGGGAACCACAACAAGGCATGTGCAGACAACTTAATAATGAGGAATTTGATAATGACGAGGAAATTGATGAAGTTACTGGTGCATCTTCAGCTGGAGCTTTCGTAGCTCCTATGGGGTGGGAACCACAACAAGGTATGTGTAAACAACTTAATAATGAATCAGAGTTAGATGAAATTAACGTTGGAGCTTATTCACAACCAGCTATATGGGCAAAAGATTATAAAAATTGGAAAGCAGTTCAAGACCCAAATTTTCCACGATATGGTGGACCTGGAGCAAAATATGTTAGAGTAAAAGAAAAATGTAGAAAATTCCCATACTGTGACCAAGGTAGTACAAGTGCTTTAGAATTTTATGAGGATAAAAGTTTAAATGAAATATTAAAAAGGGTTTCTAATAAAACTAATAAATCTGTAAATTATTTAAAAAGTATAATGTTACAGGAAATGGAGAGTATATTTAGACGAGATATGAAAAAGTATCAAGATAAAAAAATGGAACCCTACAAAAAAAATAAAAAAAAATATACTAAAGAAGAAATTGAAGAAATGATTAGAAGAGGGTTTTATCAGTCCCCTATAACATCATTAGTTGGAAATACAAAGATGAATAAACCAATAGGTCAAATTTATTCAACTAAAGGTAACAAACCTAAGTATGAATGAAAATTAAGATATATTTATATAATATAAAATAGTAAGATTATGTCTAGAATTAAAGTGAATAAAAAACTAAGACCAGAAATCCAAAAGATTTTTGAAAATGAACTCAAACCAATTGTGGAAAGAGAGATATTTAAAAATAAAATGAAAAAACGTATCCAAGAACAAGCTAAGGATACTTACAATTTTCCAGGTTATACAATCACTAATAGAGCTTTAAAAGATTCTAAAGCTTCCAATGATTATGCTATGGATTTGGTTTCAGATAAAATTCAAAAGTACTTAGATTTTAAAAATAATTCAAAACCAGAATTCCCACACCAAAATAATTCAAGAACAGACTATAATTCACCAATGTATAGAAATAGTACTGACCAAGAAGAATATATTGAAGATTGGAGAGGAATGGGATTAAATAATATACAATATCAGAACAAACCTAATAAACAATTCGAAGACCAAGTTAATGATTATATAAATGGGTCTACTAGAACTGGAAATAACACTGGTATGGATACCACAAACCAACAAGTAGGTAATGTAGTACCTTCTAGATTGGGTGACAAAATTCAAAAACAAACTAAAAGAAAATATAGAAAATTAAGTAGTGATAAATGGGCTAAAGCGATACCTAATAAGTATGGTGACAGAAAACAAAACCCTAATTATATGGTAGCTGAAGCTATAAATGAATTAACCACTAATGTTTTAAAAGAAGGAATTAAAAATAAAAATCAGAAAAATTTTATTTTAGAAGAAGTTAAAAAAGAACTTAGAAGAAGAAGATAAACATCTCACTCACATAAAAAATCCGATATTATATCGGATTTTTTTTTTGTCTTAATAATAAAGTAATCTTTATTAAACACACGTTAGAACATATATTTATAGGTATGGAAGATAAAAGAAAATTTTCACCTATAGAATTTTATAGATATGTTAGTGAACCTATACCTAAAAAAGATTTAGATATTTGGTTTAAAGCTAATGATATTTTACAAGAAAAATCTGAACTATTTTTTTATTTTATAAAATCACTTTATGTTTTGGTAGATAAAACTTATTTAGGTTCTGACATAATAAAAGATGAGGAAATTAAAAATCATTTTTCTTGGTGCTGGACAAAAGTCATAAATGACCTAAAAAAAGAAAACATTAACTTTAACGATAAAGGAAGTCATTTTGAATATTTTTGGAATTTCTTTTTAGAATCATTTTATACCAACGATAGTGAACTAATTATTGATAAAGTAGATAAGTTTTTTAGTACATTATTTATAATCAACGACCCAAAAACTAAGTCAGAACTAGACATTTATACTGATTTATACAAAACTTTAGATAATAATCTCATCAAATAAAGTTGACTTATCAGTATTCCATGAGTATTTTTTTTTCATATACGTAAATCGTATATATTAATAAGATTAAAATTAAAATATAATGGAAACTTTATCAAGAATTAAAGAATTAGTAGAAAGTTTGTCAGTAGACAGCACTAAATTTTTTGAAAATAAAAACAAAAGTGCTGGTATCAGAGCAAGAAAAATATCTCAAGAAATCAAAACTTTATGCCAAGATTTAAGAAAACAAATTTTGGAAGCTAATAAAGAGTAGTAATATGGGAATGTTAACTGGGTTTTTATTTTTATTATCTATAGTATTAATAATAAGATATATAACTACATTTATACTTAATCTTTTTAGTAATCCACCTAAAAAAATGAAAATGAGATATTATAAAGATATTGCTGTGGATGAAATAATAATTTATTTTATGGTATCTTATTTTTTTACATATATATTTTTTTAAATGAATTTATTTGAAAACATACAAAAGTTAGGTAAAAGCTTTTATAGTATACGTACACACGAAAAATACTTTATTTTGGATTTAATGTTTCCACACAATTGGAGATATGAAGGTTTATATGATAAAGAGAAGATAGCTATCAAAATTAATAAAAATTCTAACGAAAGCTTCGTAATATCTTTATTTTGTTTAAATACCAAAGATGAAGTTAGTTTTTTGGAAAGTGAGGTTTTAAAGATAATTAAAATAAACCAAGATGAAGAAGAAAAACAAAAACTATTAATTCAGAAAAAAGAAGAACTAGAAAGGTTGTTCATGTCTAAAAATTTGGAAGAGTTAAAAAGCATTACCTTTAACCATAAAGAATATGTTGACTTACCTGAATTAAAAGAAACAAAATCTGATGGGAAACATAACGAAGAGTCTGCAGTGGTTACAGAAACAGATAAAAAATGACGATAGCCAAATATTGAACCACAAAAATAAAACAATACAGAAAATTAAAAAAGAATTACCTGTATTTGATAAACAAAAATTAAATATGCCACAATTTAGTGAAAGATATTTAAAAGAAAAGGCTGAAGAAAACAAACCTAAGATTATGGAGGGATATTTAGCGTCTCTCCTAAATCTTTCTGACAACTTACCTTTTCAACCAACAAAAGCTGAAATGAATTTTACTTTAACGACTAACACATATGTTAAAGTTTTAAAAGAAGTAGAAAGAATTAAATTGGGTGAAGAAGCTGAAATTATAGATATCCCACCCTCTTTTGATGTTGAAATCAATGAGATTAAAGTAACCTTTACATTAGAAGATAACGATTAATAAGTATAATGTTTATACAATAATTTTTTTGAGAAACCTTTACCTTCTAACAATGTATATAATTCTTTTCTTTGTATTGTAGATAAATCTCTACTAATTAAATAATTATACTTACCATTTTCCATAAAGAATTTTTTTATACAAGATAAAAATCTAGAAGATTCACTAACATTTTTTAAACTAAACAAGTAAAACAAATCATTATTTTGTATTACTATTTTATTGTTTAATGAAAATATTTGAATAATATTTTTAACGTTTAAGTATCTTTCATACAATTCCATAAATTCTATACGTTTCTCCAATTGGTGGTCATATATTTTTTCTTCAATATCGAAAGGTTGAATTTTAATTATCTGATAATTTTCATCTTTCATGGTGACCTTAGTTAATCTACCAAGTTCATCCCTACGATGAATTGTGGTGTTTTTACATTTACCCACACAGACTAAAGCTAATTCAAATTTACATTCTATTTTATTGGTATATTTTAATGGGAATATAACATTTGATTTTTTATGTATTTCTTTGTATTTTTTATTAATATTACCAAAGACATTAGAAGTTGCAACAATTCTTTTTTTAGATTTGTTGTTAAATAAAACTATTTGATATTTAGTACCACTCATATGAAAAATTATTATGAAATATTAGGTGTAAGTAAAGAGGCAACACAAGAAGAAATAAAAAAAAGTTATCGTAAACTTTCATTAAAGTATCATCCAGATAAAAATCCAGATGGTGAAGAAAAATTTAAAGAAATTTCTGAAGCTTACAGTATTTTAAGTGATGAACAGAAAAGAAGGGAATATGATAATGGTGGGATAAACTTAGAAGATTTATTTGGTGGTGGTTACGACCCTTTTAGTGCGTTTAGTAACATGTTTGGTGGAAGAGGTGGATTTGGTTCAACTACGAGGACAAAAAGAGGTAGGGATTTAAATTATAATTTAAATATAACACTAGAAGATTCTTATTTTGGTAATGAAAAAACTATTAGTTTTAACCGAGTTAGTACTAATAATAAAATGTGTGTAACATGCCAAGGTAATGGGTCTATTAATCAAATGATACAACAAGGTCCATTCAAACAAATGATTAGTACTGTTTGTAGTAGTTGTGGTGGTAATGGTTTTGAAGGTGGTGGTTTTCATAAAAAAGAAGAAGTTAAATTTAAAATACCTAGAGGTATTGATGATGGATTATTAATGAAATTAAGAGGTAAGGGAAATGCTGTATGGGGAGGAATTGATGGTGATTTATTAATAAAAATTAGAATATTACCACATAAATTGTTTAAACGTGCAGCAGAACAATTACATTATACTGAAGACATTAACTTTGTAGATATTTGTTTAGGTAAAGAGATAGTCGTAAACCATTTTGATGGTCCGATAAAAATAAACGTACCAGAAAATTCAGATTTTAAAAAACCACTAAGAGTTAAAGAAAAGGGGTTTTATGACTCACAAGGTTTTAAAGGTGATTTATTTGTATTCTTAAATCCAATAAATCCTAAAAAATTAACTGATAAAGAAAAAGAATTATTGGGTGAGTTAAAAAAAGAAAAAAATTTTAGTTAATGGAAAAAAAGAAATGTAGTGGTTGTAAAAAGAAACCAATAAATGATTTAAATAATTTAAAATTAGAAGACGAAAATATACCTACAATAGTTAAATTAGTGATAGTTTTGTATACAATTTTAGCAGTGTATGGTAGTATAAGATTAGTTATGGATTTAAAAAAATTAGTAGAAAGTATATTTTAATGGAAGAACAATTAAATTTATTTGGTGAGGAAAAAGAAGTTTTTGATTTTGAATTAATGAAAGAAAAATTAATTGAAAATCTTGATATGTTGAAGGATATGACAGTCGAAGAACAAACCTTATATAAAAAGTGGCAAGAAATGAATAAGGGTGATAAGATGTCAAAAATTAAAAAAAAATTATTAACTTATAAAAATAATTTATGGGAACCTACAGACATAAATGATTTAGACCTAACTATTAAAGAGATAATGGATTTAGAACCTTATGTTGTTATGGCAACTGAAGGTAAAGGTGTTACTGAATGGGTTAACTATAGAAAGTTAATACATACTATGGAATGGGTCGCAAATCCAGGTAGAAACATGAAATTTTGGGTTAAAGACAAAAAAACAGAAAAAGTCTTAGGATTAATATGTTTAGGTTCTGATGTTACTAGTATAAAAGTAAGAGATGAATACATTGGTTGGGATAAAGTAAATAAATTTGACCAAGGTAAATTAAATTGTACTGCTATAGCAACTACAATATGTAGTACACAACCAGGTGGGTTTAATATGTTAATGGGAAAGTTAGTTGCCTCTTTAACAACTTGTAAAACGATTAGAGAATCTTGGGAAAGTAAATATGGTAACAAATTAATAGCTGTTGGTACAACTTCTTTATATGGTATAAACTCAATGTATAATGGGATACCACATTTTAAAACTATGGGTGAAACTACAGGTAAAGTAAGATTAAAACCAGATGATAGTGTTTATTTACCTTGGAACCAATGGTTAAAAGAAAATTATCCAGATGAACATAAAAAAGCTATAAAAGCTACAGGACCAAAACAAAATATCATAAATAAAGTGTTTAAACATTGTGGTATTAAAGCTTCTGATTATGACCACGGATTTAAAAGAGGTGTTTATCTGGCTATGATGTATGAAAATGGAAATGAGTTTCTTAGAGGAGAAATAAGTGAGGATGAACTTAAATTAAAGTTAAAGTTTGAAGAAGATATTCCATATACTGAAAAGTGGTGGAAGAAAAAAGCAGTTAGGAGGTACGAAACTTTACACAAACAAAATAGATTAAAACCAGAAACATTATTTTATTGGGACGCTATAGGAATATCTTGGGATAATATGAAAATAAAATATTTAAAAGATGTTGGTAGGTAAATTAAAAAAACAATATAAAATATTTTGTTTTATCGAAAAGTAATAGTTATATTTGTAAGAGAGATTAATAACCATAAAAAATAAAATTTAAATGAGAGCTACTAAAAAAGAAAAAATGGGAAACCACATTTGTAAGATTGGTAAATATGATATTAGAGAAGTCGTTAAACGTGGGAGCGTTGAAAGAAGATTTTCTAGTACTACCACAAAAAAAGGCAGTTGTGAGGGTAGAGTTTACATTGGTAAAAAATTGGTAGAATCTAATCTTAAAGGTAGTTATGAAGCAATCAAAAAAGCTTTTTTATTAACTTGTGAAGAAGGTAATGAACACCAAGTCTCTAAAACACTAATCAAAAGATACAATCTTGTGTGTGAGTAAAACAAGTAATTTGTTTTAAACTAAAGGGAGTTATAACTCCCTTTTTTTATATTTATTATATAAATAGAATATTTATAATTAAATAAAAGATTTAAAAATGAGTTTTACAAATTTATTAAATGAAGTAAGAGAGTTACTAGAACAAGAAATGTCACGTTACGATGTTTTAGTGGATAGGTATACTAAACCAAAGAAAAAAGCTAATGGTAAAGTTATACCACCTAAAATACCCAAAGAAATACTAGATAAACTAGTTATCGCTGACCCTTTAAGTAGATATGAAGGTGATAATGAGAATATTGACCCTAATGTTTTAGATGAATTAAACGTAGAAAAGGTTGGTAAATATTCACAATGGATTATAAAACAGTGGTTAGGTTTACAACAAAAAGCACAAGAATATTTTGATTATAGTCCAGATAAAAATTCAGATTACCAAAAGAAATTAAAAGCGTTACAAGATTTATTTTTAGAAGATTTATATAAAACTACGGAAGACTTAATTAAATTTGATAGATTTAAAAATCAAATTGATTTACAAAAAAGAGATATTAATAAAATAAATTCAGTAGATGAACTATATGACCTAACTAAAGATTTTTCTTTAGAAAAAGCTACTACTACGAAAGCAGAACAAAAAGAAAAAAGAAAACGTGAGGAAGTTGATTACCTTTATGATGGTGATAGATGGGAAGTAGTAGTACCTAAAACAAAAGCAGTTAGTTGTGACATGGCTGGAGCACCTTTAACTAGATGGTGTACAGCTTCATCTAATTGGAATTACTATGAAAGATATTCCAAAGATGGGCCATTATATATGATTAGAGATAAGAATGATATTGTAACTAGTGGTGGAAAAGGTGAAGGTGAACCAAGACCAAAATACCAATTCCATTTTCCATCAAATCAATTTATGGATGTAGACGATAGGAGTGTTGACTTACAAAAACTGTTATCTGTGGGAGGAGAATTAAGTGAATTAAGAGAATTTTTTAAAGATGAGTTTGCAAAATTTTTAAATAAAGATTATGGTGACGAAGTAAAAGTAAGTTATCCTAACGATAAAGTATCTAAATTTATTAGTTTATATGGATTTGATGAATTTTTCGATAAACTACCAAAAAGTTTAAAAAGATTTGACTTTGAGGTTAGTGGTAAAATTAATGGGATGGATGTAGCATCTCAACCCTTACATCCAAAAATATTAAGTTTCCCTAATTTAGAAATTTTACACATCGAAGGTATTTTGAATAGTATTCCAGAAGAAATAGGTAATTTATCTAATTTAACTTTTATTTCAATACCTAATAATCCCGAACTTACAAGTTTACCAGAAAGTATAGCTGACTTAAATAATTTACAAGTATTGAATATTAGAAATAATCCAAAAGTAGAATTAGGTCCTAGATTAAAAGAAAAAATTGATAGTGGTGAATTAACTGCAGTTATGTAATTTTTTTTTACGTATCGTTGTTAATTAAAATAAAATAACGTATTATTATTTTAACACTTAAAATATTTAAAAATAATGAATGTAGACGTAGAAATTTATTGTAAAAATATACAAAATTTTTTTAATAACAATCCAGAAAGTAAAGAAGAATTGTTGTCTATAGTACCAGGTGTTACCTTTGAAAGTTTTATGTTAAAATTAACTGAGACATCCATTGATAATTTTAGTAATTTTGGTGACCCAGTGTTAACTCGAAAACAAATTTTAGGTATATTAAAAGAACTATATGAAAATTATTTGAAAGAACATCATAAGGATGTCGCAAAAACAGCAGGTTTGTTAGATGAGGAAAATAAAATTTTCCAAAACATAAAAGGATTTATGGTAGGGTTAAATTAATTTAAAATATGAACAAATTACTATCATCTTTAATTATTATTAAACCACTTCAAAATCTCTTAGTCTTTCATTTACTCTAGATATTAGATTTTCATATCCCTCATAGTTTAAATTCTCAACTGGAATATTTTCTAATAATACACCAAATCTAGTTGTAGGAGTTTCTAATACTATATTTACACTAATAGTATTTTGAGATACTTGTAAGTGTATAGTATCTTCATCTACTAATAGAGTTGGGTTTACTATATCTAAATTAAATTGTTCGAATCTATAAGTTGCCATATTTTTATATTTATTTTAAGTTAATGAACTACCATTCCAAGTAAATGTTCTTACCCACATTGAATTGAGTAAAGTAGTTTTAGCTGCTTGTCTTATCTCCCAGTTATTTCTGTTTTTATAAAATGCATTAAGAGTATTACCTGCATATGTTGTTGATGTCCAAAAGTTTCCAGCTCCACCAGTTGGGTTATTAAATGGGGTCCCATTCAAACCAGTTGTATAACTCCAATTCAGTAAAGTATTTAACTCGGCTACATTTACTACATACCAATCTCCAAAGCCATCAGTAGTATAAGGTTGACCACTTATCCACGTTGCCCAATTTTGGGTGGTATTATTTGAATCACTGTTTAAACTCAAAATATATCCTAATACATCTGTTCCACCATCCCAAGTAGACCAATCTATTACGATGTTATTTGCAAATGTTTGAGTACCTAATTCATCCGTAAATCTATTTGTATTACTGAATCCGTTATTATAGGGTAAAGTAAAAAAATCTATTAATCTACCACGTTGTAAGTCACCATCATCATTAGTCGCATAACTTGTAATTTGTCCACTTTGTATGGGCATTGCACCTTTAGGAGATACTGGTGATGAACCTGATTGGGTTGCTTGTGATATTTCTTTAATTAAACCAAGTCTCGTTCTTAAACCAAATTTATTATTACTCATGGTGTTATTCTATTTACATAACCTATTAAATTAACTGAATTGGGGGATGCTGCGTATGAGGTTATTGTTGAACCTGTAGAACCATCTCCAGTTAATATTGTTCCTGCTAAAATTAAACTTAATCCTGATTTTGTAGGTATATCTGCTGATATTTCATATGGTGAACCAGTTGCCCCATATTCAATTGTCAATTCCACATCACTTGCAGAACTATTTGTAGCGTATAACCACACTTCATCTATTATGGTTGATGACGCTAATGTTGTATGAATAGTAGTTCCAGTTGAACCAGTTGCTGTGATTTGGATTGGCTTACCCTGAAGACTCCCACTTAATATTTCTTTACTAATTGTTCCCATATTTTTCTTTTTTAACTAAATACCTGTGAATTTAAGACTATTTGCAATTGGTCAATACTTTCTATTAATGTTGATAAATTAGTACCACCACTTAATATATATGTAGCATCTAATGTTGTAGCGGATATTGTACCATTAACAGTTAAACTATTGAACGAAGGGGTGTTAGTTTTATCCCAAGTTAGGTTAGAACTATTCCATTGTAGAATATCTAAATTATTTTCAGTTCCTGCTGAATAATTTACTTGTTGTAAATCATATATGTAAGGATATCTGTTAGGTCTAACAAAAATAGAACCATTATTTTTGGCATCAATTACAATTGCCATTTCTATTTTTAAATCGGGAGCTTGTGGTTCTTCTTTAGTTAAACCACCTGGAACTGTTGGTGAAACATATAGAATCGTACCACCACTCCAACTCTCACCATATAATGTTCCTGTGGTGTCAATACCCCTTACTAAACCAAATTCAGTAACATACCCATCATCACCATTAATAATATCTTCAGTTGTAATACCTAAAGTATATTTAGCTGGTATAGTACCATCCGCAATCATATATTCACCTAATATTCTACCTGAAGCACCTAAAGTACCTGCAGCTCTAACAACTTTACCATTTTCTATTGTGGTACCACTTTGATTTTTTACATAGTAATATTGTTCTAAACCTATTTGTTGGAGAACTTGTCCTCCGTGCATTCCTAATGTCACTGTACCGTTATCTTCGTCCCAATACATTCTACCTTCTAAGTCACTAGGTAATGGTGATAAATTATTGTTAAAATCAATATAATCTGTATAAAATGATGTACCTGTAACGTTAAGTAAATAAGTATTACCAGTGACAGTTAAACCAGACATTGTATTTATGGTGGTTGATAAATCAACTCCATCGTTTCTAAATAATGTAAATGTATTAGCGTTATTATATGTGAATCCTGTTACATAGATATCCGAACCACTAATTCCCGTTAGACAGTATGATATCAATTCACAAGGAAATGGTGCTGGTTCTGGTAAACAATTTATAACCTGTTGTGTTAAAGCAGAAAAAGGGTTTGGAGCTGAAATTAATCTATTAATTTCTTCACAGGGACCATTACAAGCAAAATATTTATCAAAAAATTCAGACATATATATACCATTAACTTAATTTACTATATACCATTACATGAAAAATACTTGCAGGTAAAATATATTTTCAATTAAGAACACAATTTAGTTTTATTTATAAATACTTTTAATAGACATTAATTTACAATTAATAAAAAAGTCGTAATATTTATATATTATAATAAAATAACTAAATAAAAAAATAAATTATGAACGAATTACCAATTAAAGAAACAAAAAATTCATTAGAAATCACATTATGTGGTAAAGGAAGTTGTAAATGTCCAGCTGTTGACATTCATTTAGACCGTGATGATGTTATTATTGGTGGAAAGGAAGAAGGATTCACCACATTCACTAAAGAACAGTTTGAACTTTTAGTTAATGAAGTTAAAAACGGTAGGTTTGACAAATTCATTAAATAATTATGGGTTGTGGATGTAAAAGTAATAAGTCAAAGGATAAAGACCCTAAAAAGTTTTTAGATGACATGCAAAAAATGATTAGGTCTAAAATTCAAGAACAGTTAGACAAAAATGAAAAATTAATTAAGGAGGAGTAAATCCTCCTTTTTTGTTTATATTAATCTATTTATTGTTATGAACTTGATTAAAACTATAAACACTATTATAGAGGAAAAAACAATTCCCGAATGGGCTATTAAAATGATTAATAGTAGGGGATATGAAGAAATTAGTGATTATATAAAATTATTCGGTGACATGCATACACTTTACCTACAATTAGAAAAATTAGGTTTAGGTGTACAATTTTTAGATAACATATACCGTAATTGGATATATCCAAGTAATAGATATCATATTATCAATGCATTAGGTAGTAAGAATATTCTAAATAAATCAATAGACAAGACAATCTTATATAAGTATGTATTAAATGATATGATTGGTGATGTTGATAATCTAAAAATAACTAAAGAAGGTAGAATATATTTAACTTTAACTAATGAAGACAAAGTAGAACTATTTGATGAAAAAAAGTATTATATGGGGGAAAATTGTAAAAAAATTGCAGAGATGGTTTTTAACGATGGAATAGTGAATAATTGGGAGAATGATATGTGGGTACCTGATTTAGAATATTTAGTTGATTCATTATCAGAAAAAAATTATGAAAAACTTGTAAAAACTGTATTAGAAAAATTTGAAACTTTAACTTGTTTTAGAGAAGAATTCGAAAATTGGGTAGAAGAAGATAATATTGGTGAAGATGAATTTTATGTTGACATTAATAGATTTAATTATTTCTTAGATACTAATACAGATAGATATAATTTCACAGTACTTCTTGGTTGTGCGGATGAACTAAAACAACTTACTAAATTTTTAGAGAAAAGTTACTTAAAAGCTTATAAGACTGCACTTAATAAAGAATATATAAGAGAATACAACAATGAGATAGAAGAAGCGTTTGGTAAACCTATAGATAATATCACAGTATCTAGGACATCAGTTGAAAAAGTAGATAGTTTTTATAAAAATTTAAAAAAAACTGTTGATGCTGAAATATATGATGTCACTAATTTAGTTTATAATTTATTTATAGATATGGCTTTATATAACACAGATATCTATAGTGGTAATTTTATTAATATTTACAGAAGAGAAGTAGGTGTAAATTGTCCCTATGTTGATGCACCAGACGATGATGTGTTGGATTATTATAATGAATATTTTGACGAACACATTTACGATTAATTTTTAATTTCATATATTTCTATAAAAATAGAATATGAAAATAATTACACATAAATTTAAAGAATCAAATAACAAAATAAAATATTTAATTAATTTAATTGACTTTACGGGTCACCCATTAGAAAGTATAATAGCTAAAAATAAAGAAGAACGTAATATATTAGCTAGTAATTTAGCTACAAAACATAAAATTAAAAATGTTTTACATAATTCAGGATTTTCAATAATTACATAATGGCACAAGAACTACTAAATAAAAAAATAGAAAAAGTTATAGATAAACTAAGAATCTCACAGTCTGAAAAAGATGAAAAATCTATAGAAAAATATTTAAAAGAATTAAATAATCTATGGGAAGAAGTTAGTGTAGAAATGAAAAAATATGCACGTAAAGATGGGTTCGATGTTTAAAAATTAATTTAAAATGGAAAATATAAAAAAAGTACAAGACTTGGTTTCACAAAAAGAAGAAATTGTAAAACAGATTGAAGAAATTCAAAAAGAATGTGAACATGAAGACAAACACATTAAATTTATTTTTGAATATAAAGGTAGTACTTCAAAAGCAATGTGGACTTGTAAAAAATGTGAAAAAATTTTAAATATACCTACACAAAATGAATTAGATAACTGGTTAAAATAATAAAAATATATGTTAAAAGTAGAAGTAAAAAAAAATAATTTAGAAAGAGCGATTAAAGAACTGAGAAAAAAAGTTATTCAAACCCAACTAATTAAACAATGTATGGATAGAAGAGAATACACCAAACCTTCAGTTGAAAGGAGACAAGAAATACAAAAGGCATCCTATAAACAAAAAAAATATGGGGAGAACTACTGAGGAATTTCAAATAAAGAAAGACTTTTAACTTTCGTAACAAAATCTTCGAAAGGTAACACATAACTTTCTCTATCATATTTAAGAGGTCCACTAATAGTTATTGTAAAATCAATTTTTTCTTCAGAAGGAATTAATTTATCTACTACTATAGTTCTTTTATAATTTTTACCATCATTACCTTCTATTGGTGTTTCTTTACTAAAAATATAATTACCGTATGATGGTTTGGTAAAACCTTCATCTTTGATAAATTTAGTAAATTTATCTACAAATTCTCTTCTATCAGATATATTTTCATTTTCATCGATAGTTTCTAGTAACTTATCTATAGTTTGACGTATCTCATTTTCAGTTTCCTCACCCCAACCATATTCATCATAATAAGCTTCACTTAAACCAAAACCAATTTCACTAATCGGTTGATTAAATAAATCATCTAAAGTACTATCTTCATCTAAATAATTTGTGACTAAGTAAAGTAAAGATTGCCATCCAATATGAATCATTACCACATCATTTGAAACTTCTTCATAATCAAAAATTACTTCATCATCAAACTCTTTTTTTAATTTATCAACTCTATTTTTAGCTATACCGTAACCTAAAGTATATAACATATCAGAACCATATCTATCCCATTCATTCGGAAAATATAAATTGAAAAAGTCATTTATTTCACCATCATTAAACTGATGACATGGTCTGTTCAAAGGAATATCAGTACCTTGCATCACATTCATAATTTCAATTAATTTAACTCGTTGTTCATTATTAAACCAACAAGATGCATAATCCAATTCATCATCAGGTAATTCGTCATAAGGTGAATCATGGTAATTACCCATAATTAAATTATAATAATAGTTATCGTCATTACTTAAACCTAAGACATTGTATTTAAAATCATCTTCACTTAGAAAAACATTAATACCATTAGGTACTAATTCTATTTCATTTTCATCAGCCCAACTATGATAACGCGAATTAAATTCATCAAAAGAACCAAAAAAATCAATTAGTTCCTTAGAATCTTTTTTATTATTATTAATGTAATATAAAAGTTCACCTAATTTACTATGGTTTTTTCCTTTTAACATATCGGATTCATCAAAATCAACATTGTATTTTATTCTATCTTTTAATGAATAATTTAAATGAAAAAAATCTTGAAGTTCTTTTTCTTGACTTAATGATTTTAAAATGTTAACTGGATAACCATTAATATCGTAAGCTAGTTTAGTTGATTTTGGTTCTCTTAAAAAAGGTATTTTCCCACTATCTATAACTAATAAATTGTCATTATCTTTAGCTTCAGATTTTTTGAATTCAATTATATAAGGTGTTCCATTAGATGCTTGATTTTTTATGGTTGTGTTTGTATAACAATACTTGGTGTTTGGTATATTACATATGTCTGATGTTTTAAGTGGTACATATATTTTATATTTTTCATTATCCAAAACTATTTTTTTGGGTATTTCTTTTGAAGGCTCTGTTTGTTCATATAAATTTACTTCTTGTAGAGACTCTTTACCATATCTTTCAATAATATCGTTTAATAGTATGTCGTAAAGTTCTTCACCTTCTTCATCACTTAATCCATATCTTTTTTTACTATTCTCTATAGAATTACGAACAACCTCTTCAAAAGAACGATTTTGTTTTATTCTTCTAATATTTAAACCAGAGGTTTGAGCGTCTATCTCATGTGGTTGAGTATAATATTCTAAACCACTTAACTTATTGTCTCTTTTTTTTGGTTTAACACCCATAACTTCTTGTTCAGCATGTCTAATTTCATGTCTTATATATTCAGCTAAATAATTTTCTATATGTTCGTAACTTTCAGGTTCGAATAAAGGGTTTATTGTTAGATATATTTCTATTGTATCCTCACCATCAACATAGTAAGCTTCGATATTAAATTCATCCTCAATAGTTTCATCTCTAGATATAGTTAATTCTATTGTAAAAATATAATTTTCTATATCATATATTAATTCTTCATTTCTTAAATCTTCTGGTAAATAATATGTTTTTTCATTTTTGTCCGTCATAGTACTTTTAACTATAGACATCACATCATTGACCATTAATAATGTTTCATCATAAAATTCAACACCTTCATTCAGATAATTAGTTTCATCCAGCTTTTCTAATTTACCACCTAATTTTTTTATAATATGATTAAAAATGTTTTTAAATCCTAATATACCCACACCAAATAAAATACTCTTTAAGTAACCAGTTGGTGAACCATAATCTATAAAACCTTGATTCATTAAAAATAAAATGCCGTCTAATATTGGAAATGCAAGAAAAGTAAATGCGACTATATCAGTTAATGAATTTGCTGTATAACCTAATGATTTACCAATTTTTAAAACTACATCTTCTAAAGATTCTAAAAAATTAAAAACTGTATTTAATGATTCGGTTAATCCTTTTTCTTTTATAATTTCAAGTAATTTAGTTACTTTTTCTTTATGTTTACCAACTAATATCCACATAGCGGTAATATATAAAATAATTATATCTTGTTCTGTTAGTTGAGGTGTTGAACCAGACATTAGTTGCTTAACTGCGGGTAACATAGCTGTGATACCAGTACCGAAAGTAAAAGTCCCATCTATTATACCACCTAAATCAAGTAATGTTTTTTTTACGATAGAATCTTTTTCTTCTATTTTTTCTAATATTAGACCTTTTTGTGTACTATAGTTAATTAGATTAACATTCATTTGAAATCATTTTATTAATAAATATAATCTTAAAACTATTTATATGTATGAGATTGTCAATAAATAAAGATATATTGCCCATAGAAGTTATGGATACACCATCTAAACGAAAAATAGGCATGATGGGTAGAGAAAAACTTGATGGTGGAATGTTGTTTTTATTTCCAAATGTACAAGAACAATCATTTTGGATGAAAAATTGTAAAATCCCATTAGATATTATAATGTTAGTTGATAATAAAGTAACTCAAATTCATAAAAATTGTTTACCTTGTCAAACGAATAAGTGTGAATTATATCAAGGTATTGGTAATCAAGTGTTAGAATTAAATGGTGGTGAAACAAACAAGTTAGGTATAAAAAAAGGAATGGAATTACAATTTAATTAAGTTTATCACCTATTTCATCCAATAATTTATGTGCTAGTCCAACATTATTCATTGCGTCTGTTACTTCAGTCTTACCGATAATTGGAATTTTATCGATTAAAGGTTTTAAATTATCAAGAATTGCTGGTATTTTATGTAAAGCTAAAGCACCTAAAGTTTGTTCTCCCACAAAAGCTGCTATGTCACTTGCCGCTGTTGGGTCTGGAATCAGTTGAATTACCCTAGATGTTAAATCTACCAAATCTTGACTTACATTATACATTTCTTCTTCAATAACTTTTAAATCTTCAGCTGTTGGGTTATTCTTAAATTTGTCCAAAGCTATTTCTAAATCAGTATTATTTTTTTTAATCTCGTATATGTTTTTACCTATTAAAGCTACCATTACTGGCATTCCAACAAAACCAGTTGCACCTATAGCTGCTGAAGCTAAATCACCTAAGGCATCAGAAATAAAAGAAGATTCTATTAATGTTTTTTTAATATTTCTTTTTATTTCATTAATAGATTCTTGACTTATTTTTTCTTTAAGTGTTTTAACCATTTCATTTTGGACCCATTTAACAAATTCTACATACCTTGTTGGTTTAGCGTCCTTTTTACGATAATTACCTTCTGGATTACGTGTTGCTCTAGCAAAAAAGTTAAGTCCACTTACATTAGTTATACATTTGTGGCCACCACTATTTGCTTGTATCACATCCCAAGCTGGTACAGTAATATTGTCTAGAACTTGTTTTTCTTCTTCACTTAAATTGTTCCAAGGAGTGTCTATTATCCTAACAATTTCATTATAATAAGGTGAGTTAACTGGAGGTAAATTAACTAAATAATCTTTATAGAGTGCAAACAAATCAGAAGTTTTAAAACCAATACTACTTTCGTCAGCTTTTGTTTCACCAATTCTTTTTATAACAGAAACAGGAACTTGATGATTTCTAAGTTGAGGTTCAATTTTACTTAACACTTCTTGAGCTATGTCAGCTAAATTAATTCCTTTTAATGCTCTTTCTTTTTTAAATGGATTACATGAGGCTTGAACCAATCCCATTGGCCAAGCTATTACTAGAAAATCAGCATTTGGGTATATTTTAAATGGTGTGTATCTATCATAAGAACCTGGTTTATAAAGACTACCACCACCGTATTGTATAATAATATTGTCCTCTAATTTTAGATTTTCACTTTCTTCTTGTGATTTAACATATTTTTCTTGATTTATTGCCATTTGTTCTGGTGAAGCAAAATTCTCGTCTCCAGCTATTGAGTTAATATTGTGAAAAATATTCATTAATGAAGGTGAAGACCTAGCTACCAATTTTTCTAAGAATCCTGGTTTGTTTTTATATGCTAAAAGTAATTTATTGGTTAATAAAGCTAACATCCATTTATTTTCGGGAACTGTACCATTAAAGTCAAATTTTTTAATGTAGTTCATTACATCATCTGGTGTCAAACCATGTTTTGCGTAATCAGCACTATCAATTGTTGATATTCTTAATATATCATCACTAGTAAAAATATCTTGAGGACTAACAATTTGAGAAATGGTCTCAACATTTGACCGAGCTCCTCTAAATTGAGTGGAAGTATCACCTTCTACACCCGATTGACTATCGTGGTGGTCAGTGTGAATAGTGAACATAGGTTTACCATGGGCAAAATCTACCAATACCTGCATTGTGTCTCCTTCAGCTTTAGGTTTAGCTACAGAAAATTCTCTATCACCGTATTGAATAACGTGAGTGTCAACAACATCTATTCCGTACTTCTCTAAGTATTCTTTCATTGCGATTGCAGATACAACACCGTCTAAATCTTGATGAAAATAAATTTCAGCTTTGGGATATCTTTTAGCTATTTTATTAATGTCTTGAATACCACTTTCTTTGATTAACCTTTTCATATAAAATAAATATCTTTAATTCAACATTAGGAACATTTGTGATTTTTATCCCACCAAAATGTGTGGTCACCAATTACTTTAGAGTTATCTTTATTATCTAAGTATGATTGAGCAATTGAGTTTGTTAATTCACCGTTATCGGCTTCATCAGCTAATTCATTAGTAAAATAATGGTTGTAATTGGAAATAACACCACCTTTTTTAAAGTCTTTAACTACCTTTAAAAAATTATTTAGATTTTTATTTTCTATGTGGTTTTCTAATCTATTTTTTAACTCTTTCTTTTTTTCTTCAGCACTTAATCCGTTGTAATAATTCCAAGTACTATATTGTTGGGGTAATAAAACCATGTATTCCATACTTTTATTACATTTATTAGCTCTATTTTTTATAGTGGATAGTATTGCGTATAATTCTTTTTTACCAGCATTTTGATTTTCAATTGCTAAGGTAGAAGCTAATATGTAGTCTTCTCTATTTTCTTTAGTTATTATTAAACTTTCTTTAATACCTAAATTTTTAATAGCGTTTGGACCTATTGGTATATTGTAATTAGTTTGTTCACATAAATCTATATCTAATTCTTTAGCTAAAGCTTTTAAAGTGCCGACACCATATTCACCATCAATAACAACACCTAATTTATCTTGGATTTTTTTAAGGGCATTAGTATTTTTAGTATCCCTATCACCGTAATTAAGTATTTTACCTTCTTTTATATCTTTAACTGAATAATTTACTTCATTCCACTTTTCAACTGGTTTAGGTAAACATTCCTCTTCAGTAGATTCTTTAGAATAAATTTCAATTAATGATGTAAGTTCATTTATAAGTTTCATACTTATAAATACTTTACTAAAATTAATTAGACTTTGTTTGTTTTAAATTGTTAATTTTACGATTGAGATACCATGCAGCTTTCTCCAAATCTTGAATTGGTGGGTTATCTGTCTTTTTTCCATTTCTACCAATATATTTTAATACATTGAACAGATAAGCGTCCATATCTAAACCCCAAGCTTCAGCGACTTTAACTACTTCATAAGTACTTTCTTCACCACCATAATGTTTTGGGTGATTAACTAAGTTAGTTTTACTTTTCTTCCCCATCGTTAGCAACTGGTGTTAAAACATCTTTATATTCTTTTTCTAAATCTCCTATTAAGGTCAATACCCTATTAGTTAAATCTTCTACTTTTTTGACATCCGTTTTTAAAACACTAATAAGTTCTACTTTGGTTTCTATGTCACCAGGTAATACTAAAACTTTATAACCAAATTGTTCTGATAATCCTTTAGCGAAAGCCTGCAATTCTTCCTGTGGTGGAACCCTCAACAATTGAATAACCAATATAGGTTCATATTTTTCATTTACTAAATTTTCTAGTTTAGACAGTAATTCTTTTTCTTTCATTTGTGTATTTTTCTTTTTTTATTATTTTTAATATTTTATTCCATTTTTGTGGTAAATTTAATTTTTCATCTATTAGTGTGTTGACAATGTTGTAAGAGAACTCATTGGAAGTTATTATAGTGTTTGTATCACCAATATATTTTTCCAAACCTAATAAACCTTCATTGTCATATATTCTAATAATATTTTCTTTATCAAATCTTTTTTTGTGGAATGACATATTTTTTTATTTTCTGTTTGTATTACCAAAATAATTTATTATATTTGTACTACAATCATATAAATAAAGAATAATAAAATAAATAAAAATAATAGAAAAATTTATGGAACCATTAACACAGTCTTTTATTGAAACTATAGCACCTTCAGTTTACGCTAAACAACCATCAACTAACGTGTCAGATAAATATAGTTTTATCCCAACAACACAAATTATGGATGATTTAGGTCAAGAAGGTTGGCAGGTTTATTCAGCTAGTCAAAGAAATTCTAGAACTGGTCAAGGAATGTTCACCAAACATATGTTGAGATTTAGAAACAATGATGTACCTATCGTAGATGGTATTGTACCAGAAATTGTTTTAACTAATTCACATGATGGTAGACATGCATTTAATCTACACGCGGGACTTTTTCGATTCGCTTGTTTAAATGGGTTAGTTATCGCTGACCAAACTTTCGAAAAAGTTAAAATCAAACATCAGTGGTATAAACTTGAAGATGTTCAAAAAATAACAGATAAGATTGTCACTTCAATTCCTAAAATTATGGGATGTGTGGATAGCTTTAAAAATACCACTATGAGTGAGGTCGCTAAAAAAGATTTTGCTAAAAAAGCGATTCTAACTCGTTGGAAGGATGGACAAGACTATATTCCAATTTCAGACATCCTTAAACCAACTAGAAGTGAGGACCAGGGAGATAAACTTTGGGAAGTCTTTAATATTGTTCAAGAAAAAATTATTAGAGGTGGAATTACTTACTTTTTATCATCTGGGAGACAACAAACTGTTAGAGAACTGACTAATATTGACCAAAGGTTGAAAATTAATAAAGACCTATGGACATTAGCTGAAGAGTATGTTTCATAAATGGTTGGTGTTATTAAAAAAAGAACTCCTCTCAAGTTAGTTGGAGTTCTTTTAATTTTTTATATAAGATTCTTATCTGAATTTAAAAGGTCTTGTAGCTCAGTTGGTTAGAGCATCGGACTCATAATCCGCAGGTCGTAGGTTCGAGCCCTACCAAGACCACTAAAAGTTGAATTAATTTTACAAAAAATTATAAAATGGCTAAAAAAAATACTAGTTGGGTTAATATTTTTAAGGTAGTTGATGAAAAATTTCAATTATTAGGACATTATGATTATAATGAATTACTTGAAAATAAAACTGACTTTAATGATGATTTAGTTATTGAAAATTATTCCAATAAAACAGTCACACCATATATTAAAAAATCTAATTCAAATTCTTTCGGTCCAATTAAACATGTCGAGATGGGTTATTTTACACCTAAACACAATAATGTGTTACATGTGGAAGAAAAAGAATGGTTGGATAAATCCACTAATATTTTTTATAGTGCGTTAGTTGATAGAGTTACAATTGTATTAGAAAAAAATGAAGATAAGATTAAGGTATCCATTTTTAATTTTACTAAATCAAGAGTAGTTGGTTACAGATATTTTAAAAAAGAAAGTAATGATATACATATCACCTTTAACATAAAAACTAATAATTTTTATATTACAACAAGCACATTTAGTAACAGAAGAAGACACACTTTTACAAGTAAAAATGACTTTAGTAAGATTGACACAAGAATAAAGTCATTGAAATTTCAGAACAATTTAAGTGTATTAAAAGGTGTGCAGTTAAATTCTTCATTAAACAAAAGAAAAATAAATACAATAAATGTTACTCCTTTATTAACGGCATTATATGATGAATTAGGTTTAGGAAATACCACTAATAGTTTTAAAAAAAATATATTTGTTGGCGACCAATCGGAGATTTTAGGTAATATAATCATGGAATGGTTTGTTAAGGTTAGAAGTATTAAAGTACCAAACGATTACAAATATTATTTAATAAATCATTATCCTGGAATAAAAATATTGAAAAAAAATAATATGAATTTACTTCAATCTATATTGAAAGAAAATGGATTAAATGGTAAATTTTATAATCGATTATTGAATTTAAATCCAAAATGTAACATTACCGACTTAACACATTTAAGGGATTATTTAGGTGATGATAATATAAAACAAATCAAACCAAATATTTTAATTAAAAGTAATAATTTTACAGATAATAAGTGGGTAAGTTATGCTAAAACTTTAAAATTGGAAGGTGAACTCAATAAACATGAAAAGAAAAATATAATTAACATATATAATACGTCACTTGATTGTGATAGGATAAAGTGGTTTATAAATGAATTATATGACCATATTAGTATGAGAGAAAAGTTAAAGTCATATGGTGTGGTTAAAAAAATAAAGGCAAAAACTATTTTAGATTTTGAACAAGAACATATTGAATGGGCATCTTTAATAAACCAATTAGAAAGAAATAAAGAAGTTAGTTACATATACCCATCTAAATTTTTGGAACATATAGAAAAACCAATAATTGTTGATGACACAAAATATTTTGTAAAAGTGTTGGATAATGATTTTGAATATTTCAATGAAGGACAAATACAACATCATTGTGTTAGAACTTATTTAGACAGATACGATAGTATTATTATATCGGTAAGAAAGGATTATCCTAGCAATACGAATAGAATGACTTGTGAATTTAAAATGAACAATATAGGTGAACCTAAATTGGTTCAAGCTAGAATGAAGTACAATGCTATTCCAGATAATGAATGGGAAATTGTTAAAAAATTACTTAGGAAAGAATTTTTGGATTATGTGTGTAAACCAAAAAGTGAAGTAATGCCTACAATTAATATATATGACAAAATTACTAATGAAAGAAAAATTTTAAAATACAGTAAAGAATATGCTGGGTTTGTGTCAGGTGAAGAAATTCATGAGTTAATAGATTTACCTTTTTAAAATTAGTTATTATGTTTAAATATAAATAAAAATACGATACATTATTAAGATGAAAGTAAAACTAGAGTATATTTGGTTAGATGGTTACCAACCAACACAAAAATTAAGGAGTAAAACCAAAATATGGGATTATGACCCAATGAGTGACCCCAAAATGCAAACTAAGAGAACATTGGCTTATAATGGAAGAGTAATTCCTTGTCCTGAAGAACTACCTCAATGGTCATTTGACGGTTCATCAACTAAACAAGCTGATGGTAATAATTCAGATTGTTTATTAAAACCAGTTCATGTTATAATGGACCCACAACGATTAGATGGTTATTTAGTTATGTGTGAAGTTTTAAATGCTGATGGTTCACCACATGAAACAAATTATAGACATAATTTAATTGATGATGAACAATATTGGTTTGGTTTTGAACAAGAATATACTTTAACAATAAAAAATAACAAACCTTTGGGTTTCCCAAGTGAAGGTTATCCTAAACCACAAGGACAATATTATTGTGGTGTGGGTTCTGAAAATGTTGTAGGTCGTGATATTATAGAAGAACATTTACAAGTTTGTTTGGAAGCTAATCTTAATATTACTGGTGTTAATGCTGAAGTGATGGTAGGACAGTGGGAGTACCAAGTATTTTCAGAAGGAGCTAAAAAAGCTAGTGATGAATTATGGTTATCTAGATTTTTGTTAATAAGATTAACAGAAAAATATGATTTAAAAGTTAATTTTAATCCAAAACCAATTAAAGGAGACTGGAATGGTTCTGGGTTGCATGTTAATTTTTCTAGTGATTTAACTAGAGAAGTTGGTGGAAAAGAAATGTTTGAATCTATTTGTGAAGAGTTTGGTAAAAACCATAAAAACCATATTAAATTATATGGTGATGGGAATGAAAAAAGATTAACTGGATTACATGAAACCCAACACATTGATAAATTTAGTTATGGTGTAAGTGATAGAGGTGCTAGTATAAGAATACCTATAAGCACAATAGAAAATGGTTGGAAGGGTTATTTGGAAGATAGAAGACCAGCTAGTAATGCTAACCCATACTTATTATGTGGTATTATTTATGATACTTTATTAAAAGCAGAAAATAAATTTAGAACAATTGAAGTTTAAAATATGAGAATAACATTATTTAGTCAATGGGAATGTAAAACTTGTGTCGCTTTAAAAGACCTTCTGACACAAGAAAATATAAAATACAAAGTTATTGAAGTATTAAAAAACAAAGAACTTTGGGAAGAAATAAGAAAAGAAGAATTAAAAACTAATTCTAACATTATGTATACACCTACTATTTTGGTAGAAGATAAAAAAAATAGAATTTATATAGCTGCTGGTAGAGATTTTAATACACCAGATGAGGCTTTGTTAGAATTAAAACAATATTTATAATTATGGAATTAAACGATAACACATTAGAAAGCACAATTAAAGAAAATCGTGTTGTTCTAGTTGATTTTTGGGCTGAATGGTGTGGACCATGTAGGATGTTAACACCAACTATAGAAGAATTGGAAAATGATTTCGCTGATAAAGCAATAATAGGTAAAGTTAATGTTACTGATAATGCAGAAGCTTCGTCTCAACATCAAGTAAGGAGTATACCAACTATTATAATATACAAAGAAGGTGTTGAAGTAGAAAGAATTGTTGGTTTGCGAGAAAAAAGTTTTTACAAAGATAAAATTAACTACTATTTAAATTAATATTATATGAAAACATTATTAATATATTCAGAAGAAGGGTGTCCTTGGTGTACTAAAATGAAAAATTTATTAGAAAAAGAAGGCATTAAATTTTTAGTCAGAGATATTGAAAGATTTGATAAAGAGTGGGATAAAGTTAGTAAAGAAGCTAACACACAATATATACCAACAGCTTGTATCGTTAATCATGACGAAAAAAGTAAAATTTATTTGGCACCAGATAATGATTTTGATGAAATTGAAGAGGGTGTAGAAAAGATTAAAAAATTAATGTTATAATGGGATTAGATATATCATATTATTCAAACGTAGAACATATACCACCCAATAAAGTACCAAAAGGTGTTAAACCTTTTAATAAGGAATTTGATGAATGGGATAAACAATATCCAAATAACTATCTTTATTACATAGACAAAAAAAATAGTAATTGGCCAAAACATTTAGAAGGTTTAGAAAATGGTTGGTATTTGGTACCACGTAATTTGGGTGAAAATTCATTTAGGGCTGGTAGTTATAGTGGGTATAATGAATGGAGAGATGATTTAGCTTTAGCTGCTGGTTTCTCAGGTGGAGCTCAAGAAGTTTGGTCATTAGAAGATGAATCAATAATTGGTAAACCAGAAAGTCCACCATTTTCAGAATTAATTAATTTTTCAGATTCAGATGGTATAATAGGACCTAAGTTAAGTAAAAAACTATATAATGATTTTATAAATAATGAAGGTAAAATCAAAGAAAACATAGATATGTGGTTTTTAAAAGTACACCCATACAAAGAATATGATATTAGAGATATGGAATGGTTTTTTGCAAAATATGATGATTGGAAAGAAGCTTTTAAAGTTGCATCAGAAAATGGTTTTGTTTCATTTCACTAATTACAACATATTAAAAATTCACAATTAAAAACAAATTAAAAAAAATGAAAGGGAAAGATTTAATGTACTTAGCTTTAAAAGCACAATGTGAAGCTGAAAAAGCAGAAGCAGAATTTACACTAAACAATTACATGTGTAATAGTGTTGGTATTGGTGAACATCCACAACAAGTAGAGGAGGCGATGATAGCTTTAGATAAGTTAGCTTCGGCCAACGACAAGTTGGAAAACCTTAATTTATTTATGGAAAAAATTGGAAATTAAAAAAAAATAAAAAAATTACGTCTTGGGGCTTGACAGGAGTGATTTTTTTTAATATACTTGAACAACGTTAGTCACTTTTACTAATTTATTTAATATTTATAATACTAACCAAAAATTAAATTAACCTATTTATCATGAATTTGAGAGACGCACTTCAGACACAAGACACGGTAACCGAAAATGGGATGGCAACTAATTCATCTTCTTTGAACCACTGTGTGAACCTATTTTTTCAGATAGGTGCGATGAGAGGGATAAATAAGAAAAAACTTATTTCAAAGTTCTCAAAAGCATATAATGAAGACGCTCTAATTGCTATGAAAATTTTATTCTGGGCAAGAGATGTGAGAGAAGGTGCTGGTGAAAGACAAATTTTTAGAGATATTTTAGGTTGGTTATGTAAAAACCACAGTGAAGTACTTAAAAAAAATGTTCACTTAATTAGTGAATATGGAAGATGGGACGATGTCCTAACTCTTGTAGGTACAGACAACTGTTGGTTGGAACCACTTGAATTAATTAAATCAGCTTTAAACAACAAAGATGGTTTATGTGCAAAGTGGATGCCAAGAAAAGGTGTTAAGGCAAATACAATTAGAAAGTATTTGAATATGACACCTAAAGAGTATCGTAAATTATTAGTTAGTTTGACTAATGTGGTTGAAACTAGTATGTGTTCTAAAAAATGGGAGAATATTGATTATTCTAAATTACCATCCTTAGCCGCATCTAGATACCAAAAAGCTTTCCACAAAAATGACGGTGAAAGATATAGAGAATATATTAATTCTCTTAAAAAGGGTACTGTGAAAATTAACGCTGGAGCGGTATATCCTTATGATATCACTAAATCACTTAAGTTTGGGGACTCCGAAATTGCGAGTGAACAGTGGAAAGCTTTACCTAACTATATGGAAGGTTCTGAAGAAAGAATACTACCAGTTGTAGATGTTTCGGGTTCTATGGTATGTTCAGCGGGTAACAATCCTAATGTTTCTTGTATGGATGTTGCAATATCACTAGGTCTATATATTTCGGAAAGAAATGTAGGTCAGTTCAAAGATACGTTTATTACGTTCTCAGAGAGACCAACATTTCAAGTACTTAATGGTGATTTAAAAGATAGATATCAACAACTAAAAAGAGCTGATTGGGGTATGAATACAAACTTAGCATCTACTTTTGAATTAATTTTAGAACAAGCAGTCAAGCATCAAGTGTCTCAACATGAGATGCCAACTAAAGTTCTGATTCTTTCAGACATGGAATTCGATTCAGCTAATGTGTTAGGTAAATGGAACCCAACCGCACAACAAATGATTAAAGAGATGTTTGAGAATGCTGGGTATAAAACACCAGATATCGTTTACTGGAACATAAATGCTAGAAACGATAATTTCCCAACTTCATTTAATGAAATGGGGACAGTACTAGTATCTGGATTCTCACCTTCAATCATGAAAAATGTTTTAACTTGTGATAACTTCACACCTTATAACATGATGATGGAGACTGTCGATTCACTTCGATACGAACCAATAACGGTCTGATGAGTAGACCAAAGAATACTTTCAGCAAAAGTTAAATATAACTATGAAAGAGAGAGGTGGAAATATTCCCCCACCTTGTTGAAAAAATAAAAAAGGGATTTTTAGTCTCAGAAGTCCTAAATTAAAAAAGAGTTCACCCATATTCTGACTACTCATCAGATTTTAAAAATTCCGTGATAAGTTCACGTTTATATAAATAAGGAAGGTTTCAGCAATCTACTTTAAATTAAATGATAACGCAACAATCAACACCTTCCTGATAATGTAAAAAAACCCCATATTGGGGTTTTTTTTTTGAACATATTTAAATTTTAGTTGAATATTTTACCTAGTTATTAGGTATTGTAATATTATTCTAGCCATTCTTTCATCAAAAAATCTAGAATCTAATTCAGCGACTACTATATTTGTTTCATCACCATAACCATCTACTAGTTCTTCTGTATCATAATAAATAACATATTTTGGGTAATCGTAAGCATCTACATATTCTAAAGATAATTGACCATCTTTATATGTTTTTCTATCTAGTTCGTCAATACTAAATTCTCTTAATAATTTTTTTATTCTATCTTTCATTTGTTTTTTAAATAAATATTCTTTATATTTGAAATCTCAAATACCTAACCAATACTATTGGTTTGGGTAGTTCAAAACTTAAAATTTAATTATTTCGATATGAATTTAGGATACGCTTGTATTAATATGTCTTTATCTAAAGAAAAACCCAAAGTCACAACCAATAGGTCTATGATTAAAAGAACATTTATTAGTAAAGGTATCGATTATGCTTCTGAGTTATCAATTTTAAATGTCAGAGATTTAATAAAAATTATACAATGGAATGAAAATAATGGTATTAAATTTTTTAGAATGAGTTCGGATATTTTTCCTTGGGCATCAGAATATAAATTATCTGATTTACCTCACTACATTAGGATTAAACACTTGTTAAGTGGTTTGGGTCATTTGGTTAAAAAATATGGACATAGAATTACATTCCATCCAGGTCCATTTAATGTTTTAGTATCACCCAACGATAATGTTGTTGAAAACACAATAAAAGATTTATCAAACCACGGTGAAATATTTGATTTAATTGGTTTATCTAGAACACCATATAATAAAATTAATATACATTGTAATGGTGTGTATGGTGATAAGATTTCTGCTATGGATAGGTTCTGTAAGAACTTTGAAAGATTACCTAAATCCGTACAAACACGTTTGACTGTAGAAAATGATGATAAAGAGTCAATGTATTCAGTTAAGGATTTGATGTACATACACGAAAGGATAGGGATACCAATAGTGTTTGATTATCACCACCATAAATTTAATACAGGTGGTCTGACGGAAGAAGAAGCACTTAAACTTGCTGCAAGCACTTGGGGTGATATCAAACCTGTAGTTCACTACTCTGAGAGTAAATCATTACATGAGAATAATGATACTATTAAACCACAAGCACATTCAGATTATATCTCTGAATATATTAATACCTATGGTGTAGACGTTGATGTGATGTTAGAGGCCAAGAAAAAAGAACTCGCTCTAATAAAATATCAGAGTACTAATACTTTATTGATTTAATTATTTTTTTTATTTATTTTTAATTAAATTATAAAATTATGACAAATTTTAGCAAAGAATCTACCACATTATCTAAATTAAAAGATGGTGACTTATTTATAACCAATTCTAATAATGTTGGGATATATTTAGGAAAGGTAGAAGGTGGTTATAAAATTAAAAATAATTCAACAGATAAAGAATATGTCGTACCACATGGTAATTTTCCCGTATTTAAAGAAAAACCTAGACATAATAATAATTTTAAGAAAAAAGATTATTTAATTAAAAGGATAGATAAAAGTCAGGCTTACGAATTTATAAAAAAATATCATTATTTGGCTGACGCAAAGTTCTTTGCTAAGTTTTCTTTTGGATTATTTAAAAAAGGAGATGAAGAAATTTTAGGTGTGACAACATTCTCAAATCCACAAGGTAATGTTGCACTGAAAGGTTGGTTTGGATTACCCAATACTGACCAAACAGTTTTAGAATTATCTAGACTATGTGTTTTACCAAACTTAAATGGAACTAATGCGACATCATTTTTGTTAGGTACATCAATTAGATTATTGAAGAAAGAAAATGTTAGAGCGGTAATTACTTTAGCTGATAATTCTAGACATAGTGGTAGTATCTATCAGGTGTGTAATTTCACTTATTATGGATTATCCACACCAAAAAGTGACTTTTTTCTTTATATTGGTGATGGCACTTTCAAAAAAAATTATAGAGGTACGACTAAGGATGCTAAAGGAGTTTGGTTACCTAGAACACAAAAACACAGATATGCTTACATAATGGATAAAACTTTGGTTTGTAATTACACACCACAAGAATCACCAAATAAAGAAGACTTTGAAATAAAAGAATGTGTTTGTGAAAATGAAGTTGTTTTTGATAAGCGATTTGAAGAAAAATTTACATGTCCTAATTGTACAAAAAAATTAATTTTGATAAATTAAGTTTGTAGTTTAATATAATTTAATTATCTTTGTATTGTTGAATTGATAACCACTTAAAAAAATAAAGTATGACTGACCAAGACACAATACAAAAACTAATAAACTACGAAGGTAATAATGGATTTGTTAAATCCGTACTTAATGGATATAATCGTTGGGGTAAGTTAACCCCAAAACAAATGGAGGCGGTTAAAAAATTCTTCGCACCAAAAAAACCTAAAGGCAGTATCAAACCAATTAAAATAAATGTAGACTTGGTTTTAAAAAGATATGTTGCTAGAGAAATTTCAGAAGAATACAATTTGGGTAAAATTACACCTATCACAGTAACTGTTTCAGAAATAAATGCGTTGACAAATAAAGCAGTTAGAGTCAAAGGAAAAATGACTTTTACTGATGTTGGATGTTGTCGTTGTTGTGGTAGAGATTTGACTGATTGGGTATCAAAAGCTTCTGGAATCGGTCCTACATGTGCAAAATACATGGGATTAAAAAGACCAACTACCCAATCTGAGATAAAAGAATTCAATAAGAATTTAAAGGAGAAAATCGATGAGATTGGTGAGTTAGAATTCTGGATTCCAAAATCACACATCAAAAACGCTATGGGTAGTTTAAAGTATATTTTGGAGTGTTAAAAATAATGGGACATAGGTCCCATTTTTTTATGCTCTAGACTTTTCTTAAATATTTTTATTTAGTATAATTAAAACATGAATTACCATGAAGATGACAGAGCACAAAGATTACTGGATGTATTCCCACTCAAAGAAGGACAAATAAATGTTAGTTATATCAATTCAACAGAACACATAGTAGCTTGGCATAAACATGAGAAACAAACTGATTATTGGATTTGTTTAAAAGGTAGTTTAAAAGTTGGTTGGGCAACTGAAGAAGATGGTTGTGAATTCAAGTATCTATCAGACAAAAACCCACAAGTACTAGAAATTCCACCAGGGGTTTATCATGGGTATAAAGCTTTAGAACCAGGAACAATATTAGTTTATTACGTCACTAGAAAATATGACCCAACCGATGAACATAGAGCAAAAATTGGTGATTTTGGTGAAGAATGGAAAACAGAAAATAAATAAAAAATTAAAAAATTAAAAAATTAAAAAATGGCAAATCACTTAAAGAGCATGGTTGAAGTCCATGCAAATGAAGAAACCATCAAATACCTTGATGAGTTATTAGAAAGAGCGAACGATGGTGAAGTTACCACATTCGCACAAACCTTTTACAATGATGTAGAAGTTGCGGAAAGCGGTGGTGTTATGAATTCATGGTCGTTAGATAATGTTGGTTCTAAGTGGACATATCTTGATGATATTATTGATTATGGTAATTTTACATTAACTTCAGCTTGGTATCCACCTATTAAATTCTTCATACACCTTTATAATATGTTAGTGGATAAGGACCCTGAAGTTTCTATTGAAGTTCAGTATGAGGATGAAGGGTATAGTCCTATTGGTGCTCTCGTAATCAAAAAAGATTTGGACGGAACACCTTGTATTTGGGTTGAAGAAGATGATATGGATAACCCTACAGAAGATATGGATTGGGATGATGAAGATTATGACAGAGTTCAAATGGAGTTTATGGAGTCAATTTATGAACGTCAACAAGAAATGTTACGTGAATGTCGTGATTTAGTTTATTCTGACGGTGAACCTATTGATAGTTATCAAGGTTAAAGATTATAAAATTGACAGTAAAACAAAAAAATAATAATTTAAATATGAAAAATGACCTAATCAAAGATTTTAGTTTATATAGTAGAAGTATGAAGAACCCAATTTCGTCTACCACTTTATGGGACTATCAAAATTCACTTACACCCTATATTTTAGAGGAAAGAGAAATGAGAGCCACACAAATTGATATATTTTCTAGACTTATGATGGAAAGAATAATATGGTTATCTGGACCAATAATGGATATAACTGCACAAATTCTTCAAGCACAAATAATGTATTTAGATACGATTAATGACGATGATATTACATTACATATAGATTCACCTGGTGGTTCGGTAAAAGCTGGTTTGGGGATTGTTGATGTTATGGAATATGTTAAATGTGATATTAGGACATTAAATACTGGTATGGCAGCTTCTATGGGTTCAGTATTATTAGCAGTAGGGACAAAAGGTAAAAGAAACTCTTTGAGATATAGTAAAACAATGTTGCATCAATCTAGTGGTGGTGCTGTTGGTAACATCCAAGACGCTCGAATTACTATGGATGAATGGGAAAAAACCAATAAAATTTTATTTGATATATTGGCGAAAGCTTGTGGTAAAACAACCAAAAGAGTTGAAAAGGATGCACAAAGAGATTTATGGTTAGATGCAGACCAAGCTTTAGAATATGGAATAATTGATGAGATAATACAAAAAAGAAATTAAAATGAATAAAGAACCAATTTGGGGTGTAAAACAAGATGATAAATCAAATTCATCTAGTGATAGTAATAACGAAATTACAACGGTAAACAATCACATTTATTTTTATTCTGAGGTAGAAAGGAGTAAGATGTTAGAGTTGAATAAACAAATAAATGAATTAGATAAAGAATTACAAATTAGTAGTTTAAAATTAGGAGTAGAGTTACCAAAAATTTATTTACACATCAATTCTTACGGAGGTAGTATTTTTGCTGGTTTATCAACTTTAGATACAATTAGAAATACTAAATGTGATGTAATTACAATTATAGAAGGGTGTGCTGCTAGTGCTGGTACAATGATTAGTGTAGTTGGTAAAGAAAGATATATTCACAAACACGCTTATATGTTAATCCATCAATTAAGTGCTACTAGTTGGGGAAAATATTCCGATTTACTTGACGATATGGAAAATAATACTAAATTGATGGATATGATAAAAAATTTATATCAAGAGTATACTAAAGTACCACAAAAAGAATTGGATGAAATATTAAAGCATGATTTATGGTGGGACGCTAAAAAATGTTTAGAATACGGATTGGTAGATAAAATACTAGAATAAAAATTATATTATGTTCAAAAAATATATAAAATTTTTAGATGGTATTGTTGAGAAATTCGATACCACAGAAAAAATAATGTCTTTTTTAAAGACATATAAATGGAAGATAATAATATCATTTTTATTTATTCAAGCTTTGGGAACTATGTACTCTGTTTATGACACAGGACATTGTATAAATTGTGACAAGTTAACAAAACAACAAATAGAACAATTTGATGGTGACGTTCAAAAATTTATAGAATATAGTAACCAACAATTAATATACGTGCCCTATACAGATATTAAAACTTATCTTATGAATTTGTGGTTACCTTTAATTCTTAATTTAATTGTTGTTTTCATAACAATTTCTGTTACCTACGTTGCGTATAGAATATCTACTATGGTTTTAAGAAATTTAGGTAATATGTTAAATAAAAAGATAAATGAAAATAGTAATAATGTCTTAAAACAAATTAATAAAATTAAAAAATGAAAATAATTACAAATTACGGTGACATGGTTATTTCATTATATGATGAAACACCATTAACTAAAAAAAATTTTGAAAATTTAGTAAATGACGGATTTTATCAAAATCTTACATTCCACAGAGTAATTCCAGGTTTTGTAGTACAAGGTGGATGTCCTAATGGAGACGGTACTGGTGGACCTGGTTACACTATTAAATGTGAGGTAAATAATGAAAAACAATATCATGAGAAAGGTGTGTTGTCTATGGCACATAGAGGAAGGGACACGGGTGGTTCACAGTTTTTTATATGTTTAAATAGACATAATACAGAACATTTAGACGGTAACCACACATGTTTCGGCAATGTTGTAAGTGGTCTAGAAATACTTGACAAAATTAAACAAGGTGATAAATTTAGTATTGTAAAATAATAAATTATGGAAAAATTAGAAATTATAATGTATACAATGCCTACTTGTGGGTATTGTGCAAAAATGAAACAAGAATTAGAAGCAGCTAATGTTGAATATACTGAAAGAAATTTTAAAGAGTTTAAAAAAGAATGGGAATATGTTAAATCTCTCACTAGGAGTGCTGTGTTTCCTACCTTTGTAATAGGTAAAGAATATTTAATACCTAATAGAGATTTTAGTAACCCACAAGAAGCTATTCAGTCTTTACTATATTATCAAACAGTTACACATAGGGAACCAACTATGGAAGACATTGTAGAATTACTTAAAAACAATATGTATATGACTAAAATGGCTTTAGATAGAATAGATGTTATAAGTAAAAAGTTACAAGAAGAAGAAGATAAAAAAAATCACTTAGAAGAATTAGAAAGAAGAAGAAAAGAAGTGGTGAATAGAAATAAAAAACTAGCCGAAGAAATACAAAATAAAAGAAATCAAACCAAAGATTTATATAATTCCACCGAAAAACCCACAAATGTTTAGTTTTTAAGATTATGAAGGAAACTAATTACGAACAGCTATTAAATAAAATACTTGAATCCATACTAAATAACCAAATAAAAAATAAAAATGACCTTAAATTATTTGGTATTGTAGAACCAAAACTACAAAAAGAAGTATTATGGAAATTATTTGAACAAAAAGTAGCTACTACAGAAGACAAAAAAGAAAAACACAAACTAATTAACAAATTTCACAAGTTGAATCTTCTATAGTATCATATATTTATTTATGATGTCACCTCAAAAATTAAATTTAACTACTAACGCTAAAAGAATTATGCAAACTACTCTTGCATTAATTAAACAACCATCTATTAATAAATTTGGAGAAACATTAATGAAATATTTTAAACTACCTTCTTATTTAAGTAGTGAAATGAATTTCATATATGAATACAACTATTTAATTGGTAACCGTGATAATGTTGAAGAATGGGTTTTACCAAAAGTATATCTTAGTAGAGTTCGTGTTTATGGTGACATAGAAAGTGAATGGTTTTATGATGATTGTGTGGATGGTGTGGGTGAGGAATCTGGTGATTCTTGTGCGTGTGTAGATGGTATTATTTGGGATGAACACGGTGATGAATATAGAGCTTGTTCAGAAGATGAACTTGAAGATGTTTTTGGTGGAGGTATGGGAGATTGTGAATGTAATGAATGGGAAGAACTTGAATTAGAACAATATTACCACCCTATAATAGAAGAAACAATATATAGTACTACAAATCCAATTGAACTTGGTTGTGTTGAAGAATACAATTTGCATCATTATATTATGTGTTTGGAAGGACCTGAATACGGTTTGGCTGAAATTATACATAGTGAAGAGGTAGGTGAATCAGACAGAGATTTTGAATATACATATGGTAAAAAATATGAGTTTGATTCTTATAATGATGTTTATGTGGATGAGTACCACCCAAATGACCTTATATTTGATATAAATCAAATGTTTCCAGACAAAAATAAAAAACTTAATGAACATCAAAAAATAATTAATGAAGGTTTTTTTGATATTTTAAGTAATTTATTTAAAAAACCAGAACAAAAAAGTGATACACCAGATGAACTAAACCAATATTTACAACAATTACAAGATACATTAGATGAAAATGAGATATATGATGAAGAAGTATCTAAATTGGTTGACCAACTAAAAGATTCTGATTACATAGATTTAATTGATTTCCCCACTATGTTGAGAGGTTTGGAAAATAAACTTTTAAAAAGTGGTGATAAAACAGAAATAGTTATAGATTACCTTAGTCGTTTAAACACTTCATTACCTAAAAGAGCTAAATACGAAAAAAAATTATTACAGGGGGAAACACCACAGGGTGTTGATTATTATGATGAGGTAGAAGAAGAAAAATCTAAAATACCTAGGAAAATATTTAAAACAGAAAAAGAGTTATTACAGATAGAGTTATTAAAATTACAAGAATGGGTTAAAAAGAATAATATACCTTTAGTTATAATTTTTGAAGGAAGAGATACAGCTGGAAAAGGTTCCACTATTGGAAAGATGACAGAATATTTAGACCCAAAGTATTTTAATGTTATTGCATTAGGAATCCCTACAGACGAAGAAAAGAAAAATTGGTTTCAGAGATATGAAAAATATATAGAACCTGGTAAAATAACTTTTTTTGATAGAAGTTGGTATAATAGAGGTATTGTAGAACCAGTTATGGGATATTCTTCTAAAGAAGAATATGAAGAATTTATGAGAGACGTTGTTCCCTTTGAAAAAAGTTTATTAGGTAAAGGGGTAATATTGATTAAATTTTGGTTATCAATCACACAAGGAAAACAAGAACAAAGATTTACTATTAGACAACAATCACCACTAAAATACTGGAAATACTCACCCAACGATGAAGCTTCTAGAGAAAAATGGGATGAATATACAGACTATAAAGAAAGAGTGTTTAAAGATACGTCACACAGTGGTGCACCATGGGTAATTTTAGATTCAAATGATAAAAGAATGTCAGCTTTAAATGCTATGAGACATGTTTTAGACCAAGTTGATTATGACGATAAAAATAGTGAAATTGTGAAATCTAAATATCCAGAAGCGGTTACTACAATTAGAAGAAAACTTAATGAGGAACAATTATCGTTATATCCGTGGGGAGTATGGAATTTCCCAACTGGGACTTCTGATGAAGAAAAAGATGTAATAACCACTACATTTCCAGAAAGTTTAGTAAAAAAAATATTTGAATATTGGGATAAAGACCCTAAAAACAATATAAATCGTAATATGTTAAAGTTAGTTGGTGCCCCAAAACACATAAGTTATTTTATACCATTATTGGTACGTTATTTACAGAATACAAAAAAACCACTTCCAGTAACTAAGTTTTTTGATTGTGACGATTTACAAAAATTATTTGTAAAAGATGATAGGCAATTGGTAGATAAATATTTATGTAGCGAGGATTTTTTTGGTGATGATTTATATGGATTCGATGAATTACATAGTAATTTTTTAGATGACTTAGATGATGCTAGTTGGGATTTAATAATCAAAGTTTTAGATGTCGACAAAGAAACAGCGGAAAGATTATTATATAATAAACCATTAAATGAGGAAGAAGAAGAATTAATTTATAAATATGAAGAAGATATTGATAACATAAAACATTATATTAGTTGGGCAAATTCAGATGCGGCACACGATAAGTTTTATAGTGATATTACAAAAGATATTAAAAATAATATAGAAGAACACTTTGATTATGATGGTAAACTAGAATATCGTAATGGTAAACTATATTATGTAATAGAAGATGATTTAAAAAATTGGGTACAAGATGATGATGCTTGGGATAATATAAATCGATTCGAATATCATCCAGATTACGCTGACCATCATCTAGAAGACATACTTTATGATTTTGATACAGAAAATTTAAATAATATATTTAATATTTTTATGGAGGAAGAATATTCCTTTGATGATTGTTATGGTAAAAAGGGGGATTGTCTAGAACTTAATGACTATTCCTATTATTACCCAGATTATGATATTAATCCATGGTTTAAAGATAGGATGGGAGATGAGTATTACCAAAAGTTAACTAATGAAAAAGACAAAGAAACTATTAACGAATCTGATACTGATTTTATGTATGATAATGATATAAACATGAATACAGTTTCAGAAGAAATTGTTGATATACAAAAAGATTTTATTTTAAAAAAATATTTTATAGAATCCATAGAAAAATTAAAAGAAAATGAAATCGAAAAAGTGAATGGTGATGTTGTTGAAAATAGAAAATTTATTTTTGAGTACCTAGATAAATTAAATAATATTAAAAAAATTAATAGAGAAAATTTTTCACACTTTTTGATAAGTGGAAAAGATTGGGTTGATAAATTTAGTGTTGTTACATCATCTAACTTAGATAGTATAAATGAAAATTCTAATAAAGTTAGAGATATTATATATAATGAGACTAATACAAAACTAAATAATAATTCTTTTTTAGATAAAAAAAGAAATTTACTTTCAGAAGCCGAAAGAGTAGTAAAACTTTGGCAAATTAATTCTTCGAATAGATAGTTGTAAATTACAACTAAAAAAAAACTTTACAATAAATGTTTAAATAAGTTGTCTTTTTAAAATACTTTTTATATATTTGTTATACACAAAAGGAAGGAGTTACACAATATATATTGGAACTATGTAACTTTAAAAAAGAACCTTCCTTTTTTACAAGCGGGTGTAGTTTAATAGTAAAATACCTAACATCCAGTTAGGAGTTGGGAGTTCAAGTCTCACCCATCCGCTCAAAGTGTTCACTACGTAAACTCACACTATAAAATGAGAGATTACGTTTAGGTTTAAGGTTACCTAATATCAAAAAATCTTTTTTAAAATAACCTGTGTTGTTAGAAAAACTCTAACCAAGTTTAACTAATAATAATCTTTACAGATGAAGCTATTGGTCACACAATACGTTACACTAAAATTTTGATACTTTGTTAAAAGGTGTTATAGTCTATAAAGTAAGGGATTAATTAGAGGCATAATCTAATTGTTGGTAACTATAAGAAATGGCTAACAAAGTTAATGTTGTAATCACAAAGTTACAATGACTACTATAAGGGAAGTAGATAATCATGTAGGGTATCCCCAACATCCTACTGTAATTTTTTTATTTCCCTTTTAAGGGTGGTGGATGTCTGAATACCGAATTCAGCCCTAAAGCCAGAGTTTTAAAACTCTGGCTTTTTTTTTATTTACAAGATTGTGTTTCATTAATACATTTAAGAAAAAAAATATGCCAAAAAGTAAACATAGAAAAAATCAAAAGCAGAAAGCAAAACAAAAAACTCTACGTGTTAAAAGTCAACAAAAAAAAGCATTTGAACAGTACATGGAGATGTTAAAAAAAGTACAGGAAGAACAAGAGGTTTCTGGGGTAACACCACCACCTAACCCATATGATTTAAATAACAAATAAACATAAATTCCATTAATAGGAAGTATTTATAGTTAATGGAGACACGTAAAAATGTTATTAAAGAACAAAGTGGAAGTTTATCTCAAAAAGAAATTGTAGATAAGTTTTTACAATTTTGTCAAGATATCTTAGGTTATAAAGTACCAGTTACTGTAAAATTAGTTACTGATAGAAGTAAATTAATGACTTTAGCTTCTTATAATTTAAATGATAATACTGTAAATGTTTATTCTAAAAACAGAGCTACAGCTGATATTTTAAGGAGTATAGCTCATGAGTTGGTACATCATAAACAATTAGAAGATGGCAGGATAGACATCAATAATCCACCACAAGATATTGGTGGAGTAATTGAGGATGAAGCTAATGCAATTGCAGGACAATTAGTAAAAGGTTTTGGGTACACTGGTATTAACATTTACGAAAATACAAATAAAAAAATTAAACTTCCCAAAATGAATATTGTAATTACAGAACAACAACTACACAGAATATTAGAAAGTAAAAAATTTGATAGAGAAACTACATTATCTTTATACGATGGTATGGATAAAGGCAGGAAAGACATGAGGTCCAAAGTAAGGGAAATGCAAGAAGATTTAATTTCACTTAATTATGTACTACCAAGGTTTGGTGTTGATGGTAAGTTTGGTTCCGAAACTTTAAAAGCTGTGAATGCTTTTCAAGCTGACCATGGATTTGAAGTTAGTGATAAGGTAGATGAGGAAACACTAAGAGCGATGAAAAACCTCAAAAACATAAACAAAAATCCAAAAATTAATGACCCTAAACAAATTAAAACACAGTTTACAAAAGGTAATGTAAAATCTTTTAGTCCTGTGGTTGTGGACGCTATTAATGTATCTAGTGATGAAAATGGGTTAAGTAAGGAATTAATGTTTACTATAGCGAATATAGAATCTGGTGGTGACCCATCAGCTAAAAATAAAAATAGTGGAGCTTCTGGGTTATATCAAATAATGCCTAAATATTTTGATGATTATGGTGTTACAAATCTGACAGTGTGGGACCCATATGAAAATGCTAAAGCAGCTGGAAAAAAATTAAAAGAAAAAATTCGTTCTTTAAGTTATATAACTGGTAGAAGACCTACAAATGCAGAAATTTACATGGCACATAATCAAGGAACTAGAGGATTTGAAATTATTTATACAGCGTGTCAAAATTTTGGTAATTTAGGTGGTAAAGAATCATTAGAACAGGCTTCAAACAAACTTGGGTATGGTAGAAATTACGGTAAAGGAATATTTAAAAATATGAAAGCAAATAACGGAACCCATCCATGCCAATTTATGGAGTTGTGGACTGAAAAATATGACAATAAAAAAATAAATTATAGTTAATGTATACTTTAAAAGAAATAAAAAAAATTTTAAGTATTAAGGAACAAGACCGTAATCGAGATTCTTGGTCTGATGAAGAATCTTTAGATAATGCTGACCGTAAACCATTCACACCTTTTGAATTGAAGTTATTAACATCTATTCATAAAAGATTTACAAAAAAACAAATGGAAGAATTAGTTAGTGGTATAAGTACGAGTTATGAGCGTGAATGGTATGATTTTGCGAAGTTATTTGGGTTAAATTTAGACACTTATGAATCTACAATGGCTTCTAAAAAATACATAAAGTGGGCCTTGGATAATTGGACAGAAGACGGTGATTATGCTTCTATAAGAAACCCAATAAAAGTACCACCTAAATCATATAGAATTACTAGAGATGAGACTGAGAGTTGGATAGTGTATAGAGGTGGTGATGTTGATGTGGTAGCTTTTGATAAAAATAGTGCTGAAAATATGGGTGATGAAGAATTTTATGATTGGGGTGGCACGACAGAAGTAATTGATTACGGTGATACTGAGTTCATAGATGGACAGACAACAAGCGTTTACCTTAATTCAGTAATAAATGAATCTAAAAACAAAAAACTAAAAGATTTGGTTTTTAAAAAATCCCCAACCAAAAAACACAAAAAAAAAATTAATAATAATTTAGATTTATTTAAAGAATTTCCTTTGGATAAATTTAAAAATACACCACCACCAAAAAACGAATCACAACAAACAGAAAAAGAAATAGAATATTTAAAAACCATTCCAACAGAAAAAGAAATGGTAAAAAGTGCAGATGATATTGATGGACACTTTAAAAAATTTTTAAAAACTAAAGACTTAGACTTTCCTAATTTGGGTATAAATAAATTAATGGATGATGTTAAATCAATAATATTAAAATTAAAATATCATTACAATAGACCTAGACCTAGTCAAGTAGCTAAGATTAAAAATATGGAATTAGGTTCTGAAGATTTAAAATCGGCTAATACACCATCCTATCCTTCTGGTCATGCGACACAAGGTATATTTATTTCACGTTATTTAAGTGATTTATACCCAAAATATAAAAAAGATTTTACCAAATTAGGGGATGAAATTGCTTTCAGTAGAAACATGGCGAAAGTACATTATCCTAGTGATATTGAATTTGGTAAAAAATTAGGTAACGAATTGTATGATTTCATAAGACCAAAAATTGATGAATTACATAAAGAAAACTTAAAAGAAATAAATTTAAGTAGGAGATTAAAAAATCTTATTAAAAGTAAAAAAAATAATTTAGGTAAATTAAATGAGTCTACACAAACCAATCAACCACTTAATAAAGGTGATGAAATTATAATTGTAGACTTAGACAAGAGTCGTGAGGGATTTAGTACTAGTAGAGGTGAACGAGTAAAACCAAAAACTTTTACACCTTATAGAATTTTTGGAATTACATATAGACAAAGAGAAAATTGGGAAGGACCAGAAACTGACACACGCATATATAAATTAGAACCACTAGATATTACTGACGAACAAAGGACAGAAGAGATGATAGTTGGTGGTGGAAGAAGAAGGGGTTTACATATGATACCAGAAGACACTTGGATACTACAAAAAAGACCATTTTAAAAAATACTTATAGTCTAGTTATTAATTGAATTATTTACATTTTAGTAGATTATTTTAAAATTATATTATGTTATTTTTTACGTTTATAAAAGAGATTTCAAGTTTTTTAATAAAATTTTTACATCCAAACTATTATCTCACTACTATTAGATATGAAAATATTAAACAATATAGTTTGATGAAAGAAAAGGGTTTAAATTCTTATTTTTTATTTGATAAACAATATGAATGGGAAAAATTAAGAAAATCTTTAGATACTATAGGTTATATACCATCAATAATTGTTTCTAAATACATAGAGCCAAAAGAAAGAATAACTGAATATTCAATAGTAAACGGTTTTCATAGAACATTTATATTATCTGAAAATAAAAAACCAAATGATTCGATTAAAGTTTGGGTTAGTAAATCCGCAAGTATTAATGTTAAAAAATATATAAATATAGATTTTGAAGTAAAAAAAATACTAAATGAAAACATTAATAAATCTAACGAAGAATATTTAAAACGCATAAAAAATTCTCCAAATTATAAAATATTAAAAAATAAAATATTAAAAAATAAAATATGAAATCAAAAGCAGACTATTATAATTGGTTAATGTCAGAACACCAAAAATTTACAGAGTTACTTAGTAGAGTTCCAAAACTACCAATAGAAGAACAGGCTAAAAGTGTTGAAATTAATGAGTATGATTATGGGAACCAACAAAAAGTTAACGGTTATAAAAAAATGTTATTTAAAATAGAACAAGAAGCTAGTAGAATAACACAATATCTTTAATATATGACACTCAAATTACCTTCCTTAAAAAGAAATTTACAATTTATATCATTTTTGATATTAGTAATTTTAAGTACGTTTATTCTGATAATATCATTACCAATAATTTCAATTAAAGTTTTTATTCAAGAGACTTGTAACATGGTTAAAAATCAAATTAAAATATTGTCAAAATCAAACTTTATTAGAAGTATAAATAATGAACGCTAATGAATTTTTATATTGGATTAGAGGGATAGTAGACTCAACTGATGGTGTACCGAGTAAAGAAGTGTGGCAAAAAATAACTGAAGTTGTTAACACAGTAAAGTTAAATAAAAATGAAGTCACACCATTTAATGATGCAGTTGTACATCGATTTTTACAAATACAATCAAGTAATCCTCATGAGGTAAAGGGTAAATCAGAAACTAAAAAAAATTAGTGAACCAAAAGATTAATTTAAAAAAAATATAATGTTATGGGACATTACGATGATTTATTTACTGAAATTTATTTTTCTTTGAAAGAAAAAAAGTTAAAAGATAAATTTTACAAACAATTAGATAAATTGAATTCTAAAAAAAAACATAAGCACAAAGATATTAGAGATAAGTGGTCATATGCTTATGATAAAGTAATTAAAAAAAATAAGAAAAATGGGAACAATAATTAGTGTCGTTGTAGTTTTTATAGTGGTAAATGGATTACTATATATAACACAAAGAATGGACAAAAGGAAAAAATAGGTATGATTGGGTAGTTCACATCGTATAGTATTTATTTATTTTTAAAAAAAATTGAAAATTTAAAAATAAAACACTACATTTAATTATATTTGTCACATATTAAAATTTAATTGTTAATTTAAAGAGGGAAACCTAGTCTATTTCCTCCCATAACCTAAAGAATTATGGGTTTACACAGACTTAATTTATGAAAAAAGGTTATTTATATTTAGCATCAGATGGTGTAGAAGATTTCTATAAATTCGGTATTACTAATTGTCTAAATACTAGATTAATTTCATATAACACTACAGAACATCTTAGACCAATTGAGTTTTTAAAAACTTATGAATTTGAAACCTACAATCAAGCAAGAGATGTTGAAACAAAACTCAGAAATAATTTAAAAAAGTACATTACACAGTCTAATCATGATGAGATTTTTGAAGTCAATTCAGAATCCTTATCTATTTTTTATGATATTGTTCAAGATTGTGTAGAAGTAGAATTCGAAAATAGATATATCGGTAACATTGAAAATGAATTTTTTGATTATTTTCAAAAAGTGAATGATTTGATTAAAGATTATCAAAATAAAGGAATACCAACAACAATAATTGAAGAATTGATTATAAAAAACAAAGTTGGTTACTTTAGGGAAAATGCAAGACCTTCAGTTATTATGGAAGATAGAATTAAAGATTTGGTTCACCTTAATGAAAAAATGATTTGTTGGGATAATAAATCAAAACACAGTCTTAGAATTAACAGATATTACAATTTAGAAGAAGATTTAAAAAAAATAAACCTATGACCATTAAACAGTTAACATACAAACAAAGAGGAACGGATAATTATTACCCACCACTAAAATACTATACTATGAGTGATGGTACGGTAATAGCAATTTATCAAGGATTTCGTGGTGAAAATCCTGACCTTGATTTCATTGTTAAATACCGTGAACCAGGTAAACGATTACGAACACCATCACATACCCATTGGATTGTCGACCTACTGGTGAAGTGTGAATATAATAAAGAAATGGTTCAACAATTTGTACATACAATGTTAGAGAATTATGACCAAATGGAACCATTTAAGACGGTAGAAGAGAGAAACAACTATGAATTAATATCCAAAAATGAAATGGATAATGTTTACGGTGAACTTAATGGTCATGGGTATTATAATATGGATACGTTGACTACCTTCATTGAGTTATTTACACGATGTGAGAAACAGACTTCGGGGGCTTTTATGTTCAAAACACTTCTTCAATTAGTGTTGGATTATTGTGATGACAAAAAAGATTTTTATCAAATTGTAGGACATTCAAAAAGAGTTTAGTAGATGAGTACAAGTTATCCCCAAACAGTAGAGAAATGGTTAAGTGGTTTATATGATGAATTTAAAAAAAATAAATTTTTCGAAGAACATAATTTAAATCCTAACTCTGAAATTACAATAAGTAATTATAGAGATATTATAGGTTCATTAGCTTTAGAATCTTGGTTGAAAAATGGAGATGTGGATATAACTCTTAAAAAAATATCTGAAAAAATGTTTGAGGTTGTTATGAAAACCACTTTAGAAGAATTAAAAAATGAAGGAGTCATTGATTCTATTCAAAACAGTGATGGTGAAGAAATTATTTGGTTAACTAAAAAATATAAAGAGAATTAAAATTATGTATGATATTATAAAACAAATTGAGGCTAAAAACAAAGCGATTAAAGTGATTGAAAGTTGTAATACATTACAACAATTAAAAATCGCTGAAAATTATGTTAATATGTATAATAACATGTTTTCTGACTTTTTAGGTTACTCACAATTAAAACGTTTGATTATTGGTAAAGAAATTTCATATATAAAAAATTAAAATTATGGAGTCTAATAAACAACAAAATTTAGAAGATGATGTGACCGTACAATTTATCTGTGATAAGTGTAATCGTCCAATGTATACAATAAAAGAATTAGGTTATTTGGGAAATCCAAATTTAAATAATACAGAATGTTCTCCGTTCACTGAACTAATGACACTTTGTCCAGAGTGTACACCTATAGATTATCAAATGAACAAAAAATAATTATTAACATTTTTGTATTTTAAATCTAAATTATTATATTTGTACTCTAAATAATATAATAAATGAAATTAATAAAATATGTTATATTGGTTATTTTAATTTTGATAGGTTTGGACGCCGTACTAGGAAATAATAAGACTAAATCTAAATAAAATATCCAATTAATGCCAAACCAATACTTATAATTCCTTGAACTATTATAAAAACAGTAATTGCTTGGGTTTTAAAAGTTTTTAGTTCAGCTACTGAATCAACTAAAATCTTAAGTTGTGTCGGTGAAACAACCTCATCAATGGAATTTTTCCATACTTTGAGTTCTTTTACAGATTGTTCTTTACCTTTTAACTCTATGATTTCGTTTTTTAGTTCTACTATTTGACCATTAAGGTTATTAATATTTTCATTTAACCTTTCTAGTTCATTGATAACCAACTTGGAGTATTCGTTCCAACCATTTTGTACATTAGTCATTTTCAATTAATTTTTCTAATAATTTCATTTTATCTTTAGACCGAGTCTCCGAGTCTTTAATAATTTTTTCTAATTCTAAGATTTTATTTTGTTGGTCAACGTATTTTGTTATATCAAAAGCACAACCAATAACACCAATAATTTTATTTTCTTTACTCAAAATAGGTGTGCAGTGTGTGTGCCAAATTCTTCCATTATGTTCATAATCAAATTTAACATCAATACCTTCTAAAGCTTTTATATGGTATTTTATTGGCATAAATTCATCATCTACAGTATCAAAATATTCATACAAACTTTTACCAATGTTCTCACCACTTTTAAAACCTAAATTTTTTAAACCTCTGCCTTCTGATAAAGTAAATACTAAATTTTTATCTACAGCCCAAATAATTAAACTAGATGGACAATTGTCAAATACTAATTTAATAAGTTCATTATGTTTTTTTAATTCGATATCTCTATCTACCAAAGAATTAGTTAATTCTTTTAAATAAGTTAAATTACATTCGTTTGTGTACATGTGTGAATATCTTTTTATATTTATAAATATAAAGAATTTAAAAGAAATTAATGGAAATTTGGGACGACACTAAAATAGAACAAATTAAAAAATCTTTCAATGATTTAATTGACATGGGTCCCGAACAGTGGACACAAAACTATACTTTATCACATAACGATAAAATAACACAAATTGATTTAATGATTGAGTATTTTGAATCTCCAGAAGTGGAAGAATATGAGAAGTGTCAGTACTTGTTCGATTTAAAAAACAATATGGATATTCATAGATATATGTTGTAATTAATTTTTGTTTTTTTCATCAAAAAACATTATATTTGTATTATTAAATAATCACTTAACATTTTAACATATGAGTACAGTAAGATTAAAAGATTTACATATCCCACAAGAAGTCCTTAAACCAATGAAGACTAATTCTGAGTTGGACCAATTTATATCCACCAGAGGAGGATTTTTACCTTCTACAGTGTATATTGTTGTTGGTGGTGCGGGTAGTGGTAAAACTTCTTGGTCTATAGATACTTTATCTAGATTACAGGCTGAAAATCCAAACAAAAAGTGTCTTTACATTTCTGGGGAACAAGATGAGATAGACAATTATGAATTATCTACTTTTATTCCAGGTTTGTTGGAATTGGATACGTTGTATCTTTCTGGTACTAAAAACCCACAAAAGTTGATTGAGGACACTTTAAATGAAGGATGGGATATTGTATTAATGGATTCATTAGAAGTCGTTTCAGGTAGGATACAGACCACTACAGGACTTAATTCTAAACAAAGTTTAAAGTGGGTTATGGATTTGATGTTTAAACATAAAAGAGGAAATAATACAACCAATACTTATACTACCTTTTTAGTTATTCAACAGGCAACTAAAAGTGGTACTTTCAAAGGAGATTCTTCTATTGAGTTTGATACTTCTGGTATGTTGTATATTCGTAGAGGTCATGGTACTGAGAGACATTTAGAATTCAGTAAAAATCGTAGAGGTGAATCTAATGTTAAACTATTTTACAAATTGGAGAATGGACAAATGGTTTATATGAAAGAAGAAGAAGAAATAGTTGAAGAAGTTAAGTCACCAACTATAAACATCCCAACTATTGCTTTCGCTTCAGTAATTAAAGCGTTAGCTAAGAAAAGATTTAATACTAAACTTAGTAATGACGAATCATTAAACATAGTAAAAGAACTACAAAAGACTTATAAAGAATTGGTAATTTAAAATAATTTTATTATATTTGAATTATTAAACAAAATAAATTAATTAAAAACATTATGAAAAATCTACTTTTATCATTATTATCATTATCACTAATAGCTTCTTGTTCTACCAATAATAACATAGGTGTGAATAAATTAAATTTTTCTGATTATAGTAATAAAAATATAATTTGGGTTGATGGTTCTCCACGAGTAATATTAGATACCGTAGCGATACCTGATGAATATGGGAATTTGGATTATATAATTAGATACAGATAAAGGTATTATCTATTTTCCTAATGCGTAACTACCTTGATTGGTTTCTTTATCGGCACTACTGACATTAATAGGTGTGCCGGCTTCAGCACCATTTATATGATACTCTAAACCTTTACCTATTGGTAAATAAGGTTTTGGTTCAACTTGACTCATATATGATTCAGAATTTTCAGGAAAATTTTCGTCCAAATATATTTTAATACGTTTTTTATATTCATCTAAGAGATATTTAACAATATTATCCTTATAATTATCGTAGATAGCTTGGTATTTTCGGTCATTATATTTACCCTTTGTAAAATAATAATCTTCCAATTTTGGTAATTTAGCTAAATAAGTTTGAATCGGTTGAATATCAATGTCACCTAATTTTTTTCTGTCATACTTTTCGTCAGCAAATAAACTGTCCGAGTTTTTAATCAATTTAACAATTTCGTTTGATATTTCTACATCATTTTTATTAATAAAATCCTTAAATCTTTCGTCACCACTTTCAAAATTAGGTTTAGATTTAGTAATTATATAAGCTGATATTAGTGATGCAATAGCGTTAAAGACGGGTTGAGTATTGTTAACCTTAGACGGATTCCAACTAATCATACTACTTTCTCTTTCTTCAGCACTCATTTCTATAGTTACTCTATTTGGCATTTGATTAGTTTTGTCAGTATTCATTGCTCTTGCAAGTGCTAATAAACCATTTTGACAACCAATTATTTTACTTACTATATAGGTAACATCATCCTTTTTATAAAATATATCCGCATTAATTGAACCAGATTTATTTAGTTCATAAATTTTATCTTCACCCACACGTTCACCTTCTGAGTTTACTGGTGTGACATAAAATTTGATAAAATCACCTAATGTTGCATCGGAAGGTGTAGTTAGTTCAGTAAATAAAGATAAATTCTTTACTTTAGTAAATGTGTTTACTGTGTTTTTCCGACCATCAAGTTCCCAAAAATTTTTGAAATTACTTTCATTCGCTTTTAAACCGTATTGTGTTAATACTTTTGAATTAACAATTTTTTCAGGACTAGTACTACCTTTTATAGTTTTAAATCCACTTTGTTCATTCAATAATGATGTTCTGTAGTTATTATCATTTTGTTCAGTAATGGTCATACCGACTTTATAGTCGATAAAATTCATCATCTTTCTAATTTCTGATTCTATTAATTTATTTTTCATACTTTATAAATATCACTTAACTCCCTATTGTTTAAAGACATCATTTTTTTATGTAATTCATTCTTTATCTGATGCATACTTAACACCCATAATAGTTCCTACAATAGAAAATGCATTGGTAAGAAGAATTCCAAACATATTACTCCATGTAGAACCGATAATTTGAGTCTCTTTATCGGTTACTATTGCAAATGCATACATTACTGTGGTTAGAATACCAACTCCAAGTATTACAAATAGTGCTACCCTTACGATTGTACCAATCAACTTAAATTGAGATTTCCTTTGGATTAGGTCTAAATCTTCCAATGCCTTATCTTTTGATTTCTCAGCAACTTCCCTAAGTTTATTTGCTTCTTCTTCAGATTTCTGTGCAGTATCTAATGCGTTCTGAAGTTCAATCATTAAAGAATCGGTTTCTTTTTGTTTATCAACCAACTCTTTGTTTTGTTGTTGAACTTGCTTGGTTACTTGAAGTCTTTTTCTACGAGCAGTTGTATCTTTGTCTTTACAAAATTTTAAATATTCCTCTACTTCAACATCACCATCAGCCGACTCTAATATTTTTAGGATGTTACCCTCTAAGTATATTTTTTTGTCATTGGCAAGTTTTAGTAAAGAATCTCGTGATAACTCATTTAGTTTCATAACAACCTTTTTATAATTCTTCGTTTAAGCATAAATATAAATCCATACCTAATTTTGCGGCTATGTCTATTACTGAGTATGATATTATTATAAATGTAGTATCTGACAAGAAATAAGCTATTGGATAGAACATCCAGACTCCGAATGTAATAATATAGAATTTAATATTATTATCACCAATACCATTTACCATTGTTAAAAATGTGTAAATTGAAAACATTATTCCAAGTAATCCAGCAGATACCTTACCTAACCACCCAATTTCACCTAAAAAGCCAAATGCTAAAACTAACATCATACAAATCACAGCAGATATAAATGTACCAATGGTTTGACTTTTCACATTCATGTGTAAGTACATTTGGTATAGTAATATTGGAATTGTTAGACCCCAATCAAAATATCTTAGTACTCTTAGATTTACTTCATTATCATATGAATATAGGTATGACATTATACCATACATAATACCTGCGATACCCAACGCTATTGTTGATAATTTTGATTGTTTAGACTTTCCCTTCACTAAAAATAGTATAGATGATACTAAGAAAATGAATGATGTAATTAAAAGTAAATATGATACCATAACCTATTTCTTTTCTAATAATTCGTTTAGTTTTATATTCTTTAATCTTAAATCAAAGGTTTGTTTTTGTAACTCTTCAATTTTAGTTTCCAAATCTTCTCTATACATCTTAGTTATATCTTGTTGTTCTCTATCACTTTTTTGTGATTCGATTTTTCGAGTGATTCTTCTGATATTACTTAAAGCACTAATTGAAATTACAATCCAACCCCAATTCATAGGAGTCCAATTAAAAGAGTTAAATAATGAAAAATATATTATAACAAATACAATTGACATTATCCCATATAAATACCCAAACACCCTTCTTCGTTCTAAACTACCATAAACAACTGAGTGTAGAGTACCAAACCCAATCAAAGTGCTAATGATAGCAACATACCATAAATCTGGAAAGAACTCTGCTTCCAATACAACAGGTGCAAATATAAACCATATCAATCCTTGCAGAACCTCAGTTGGTTCTGAATCGTGATATGTTAATATATGTGCTAATTTCTTTATCATCTTATTTGTATACTTTAAATGGGTTTGTTTTGTTCACATACCCATCATAATCATTTCTAAATTGTTCTAAACGTGGTTCGATATCATCAGATTTTACTAACCAAAATTGAGCACCAGCAGCTTTAGCTTTCTCAATCTCTTGATTATCATCGGATGATGATATGATACCAATAACACATCCGTTACCATAATCACTATTTATTTTTCTAATCAATTCGATACCATCAAATGATGAACCAATGATATTCAAATCAACAAATACACATTCAGGTCTTTCGTGATTAAGGTCATCTGGAAACCATTGTTTAAATTTCTTATCAGCCTCATCCGATGAGTTTAGTGCTTCTAATGATAGAGTTATATCTAAGATACTACAAGCATCTTCAAATACCAAGTGGAATAAATCTTCATCATCCACTAATAAAATAGAGTTAATCATTTTGTTCATTTTAATTTTATCCTTAATTTAGTTCCAGGGTTACATTTTTCTGCTGTTATATGGAAACCATGTTCTTTTAAAATTGCTATACAAATATTCAATCCCAAACCTGAACCACTTTCTTTCTGTCCTTCTTTTCTAATGTATGGTTTTGAAAAATTCTCAAACTCAGCTTGAGTCATACCTCTACCATTATCTTGTACACATAATGTGTTGTTATCTTCCATAAATATCATAACAGTTTTAGTTCCACTATCATTATATTTTAATCCATTTCTAATTAAGTTATCAATTGCAGTACAGAACAATGGTTCGTTTATATTTGTTGTGATTAAATCATCAATTACTACTTGTTTGATATAAGATGTGGATGAAAGATAATCTAATAATATTTCTTTTAAATCAACTTCTTTGGTATCCAACTGAACTTCTTCTTTAACTAAGTTTGTAAACTCTTTTACACCTGCATAAACCTTCTGAGTATGTTTTAATCCCTCATCTAACATTTTTAGTGGTGCTTCAATTCTTAACTCTTTGATTGTTTTATCATTTAATCTTCTTCTAAGAGATGATAACCCTCTTGGCATATAAGTATTGATACCACTATGCATATCGTGTCTAAGAATCTTTGCAGCATGTTCTAAGTAAGCATTCTTTTGACTAACAATTTCTTCCGCTTGATGTTGTGCAGTAACATCAGTTGCCACTTTAAGTATTTTAGTGTATTCACCTTTTGAGTTTTTGATTGGTGTATAGTTACCATACAACCATCTTTTTGAACCATCTTTAGCAACCCTTTCAAATTCACCTGTAATAGATTCACCTCTTCTTAGTGTTTCCCAAAATTCTAAGTATTCTTTACTTTTAGCATATTCAGTAGTAACCATTCTACTATGAGGTTGTTTTTTAATTTGACCCTCGGAACACCCCATAAGACTACAAAAGTTTGGATTGGCTGTTTGAATGTAACCATCCATTGTCAATGTTACTACTAAGTTTGATTTACTTATACCTTCTAATTGAGAATTAATCTGTTCTTCCTTTAGTTTAATATTTGAAATGAACTCGGAAACAACCATAAAGAATGGTGGCATAAAACCTATAATACATCCATATCCAAACTTAGTTAACTCTATACTATTCTCACATAATCCAAATACAATACAAGTTTGTACTCCAAAGAATGAAAGTATAATGATAACTATGATAACTAATGCTACTTTTGATTTAAGTGATATTCCATCTAACATTGTCATCTTATAACTCCACTAACATATCTAATAATTCCTGTTGTGGGAACATATCAGTTTTATCTTTACGAGTATTGGTATGAGTTAAAAGACCTTTTACTCTACCATAGTATGCGTCTTCGTTAAATTCAAATGCATCTGCACCTCTTTGTTTAATCCATTCAGGTAATCCTTTTCTTACATCAATAGAATCCCGTTCACCAATCCAAAGTATCCATTTTCTTAATTCTTCAATTTGAGCATCTGAATATCTATGCCAAGTTTTGTGTCCTCTAAATGGTTTATCAAGGGTTACAATCTGGGAATCATCAACCCTAGTACCTGCATAAGTTTTTCCGTTTACAACATAACCAAAATTACATACTTCAATTCCTACTGAATGTGTATGCATATGTTGTGAACCATTCTTTCCTAAGTGCCAACCATACCCACCTTCAGGAAATGCTTGAACCATTACACCATCATATTTAGTATCGTTACCTTTAACTGAAGGACCACCTAACACAAATTCAGTTGCTACTGCACCTCTATTATCTCTACCCCATTGGTCTATACAATTATATGGATTGTGCCATCCTGCAGTATGATGTAAGAAAATGTACTCTTTATTTGTTGGACCTGATTTGTATTCACCATGTGGAAGGAAATGTCTATTTACGACTAATCCGTTTTCCGTTGTGTAAACCTTTTCCGAATTATCAGTAGTAGCGATACCCATACAATCCCAAGTGGTAGGACCCACAATGCCATCAGCAACAAGACCATTATCGGATTGCCACCTTTTAACAGCAGTTTCAGTTCCTTTACCGAATATTCCATCTGCTTCAATATCCAAGAATTCTTGTAATTCTTTAACTTCTTTACCACGCGAACCTATTTTTAATAACATATTTAATTAATTTTATGCTATATAATTATCTTTTACATAGTGAAAACAGTGGAGTATATTAATATTGTTAGAAAAATTTTGAGTAAGATATTCTTTTTAGGTGTTAATCTCGAATAGTTTCTACAAAACGTAAGGAGAGGAATTGAACTATACGTGATATTTCTCAAATTAAATCAAATATTTTATAAGCCTCTTCTTCTGCCCAACTTATAATTTCTTCTTCCATTTCCATAATATTATGGTTATGTAATTCCAAAGAAAGATGCATTGTTTCATGCATAATCAAACCCATCTTTTGTTTACAATTACCCAATCTACTTTTATTTAAAAAAAGGAATTTTTTTTCTGTTCCTGGTATAATATTAGATAGTCCTGCGATATAAGCATCTTTGGTTGTGTTATCATATGATAAACAATCTTCATAACTTAAACCGTGTAATTCATCAACATTAAAATATGTGAATATGTCACAAGGGTCGTTAGATAAAATTAAAGTGTAGTTTTGAAATTCATAAACTTCAAGGGATGAATTATCTTTTTCACCCATTATTTCATTCATTCTAGATATTTGTTCTTTTAAATTCTTCATTACATATAAATATTTCCTTTAACATCAACCATTTGTCTTATTTCTTCTTCCGTATATTTTTTGGATATTGGAGTATATCTCAAATCCAAATTACCTCCGACTGATATTAAGTTACCCAATGATTCAATTGGTGTATTTATCAAATTCAAATAACCTCCGACAGATTGTAAGTTCCCTAATGATTCAATTTGAGTATCTCTCAAATACAAATCACCTCCGACTGATATTAAGTTTCCCAATGATTCAATTGGTGTTCTATTTAAATACAAATCACCACCAACAGATTGTAAATTTCCCAATGATTTATGAGTATTTTTCAAATACAAATCACCTCCGACAGATTCTAAATTTCCCAATGATTCAATTTGTGTATCATTTAAATCCAAATTATCTCCGACTGATATTAAGTTTCCCAACGATTTAATTGATGTTCCATATAAATACAAATCACCACCAACATGTTGCAAGTTTCCAAATGATTTAATTTCTGCATATCTCAAATCCAAATCATCTCCGACTGATATTAAGTTTCCCAATGAGTCAATTGATGTTCCATGTAAATACAAATTATCCAAAATTTTCCATTTTGGATTTCCTTTTGATTTTAAAAACAACTGCAATGCATTCCAGTCATCACCAAAATATTTTAATGAAGGAACAACAAGAATTTTTTCTTCCTCATATTCTTTTAATATTTTTCTAATTAAATTCTTCATTACATATAAATACTATATTTAACATCTACCATTTGTCTTATTTCTTCTTCTGTATATTTTTTGGATATTGGCGTATTTATCAAATTCAAATAACGACCAACATGTTGTAAATTTCCCAATGATTCAATTGGTGTTCCATTTAAATCCAAATCACCTTCAACAGATTGTAAAGTTCCCAATGATTCAATTGGTGTATCATTTAAATACAAATTATCTCCGACAGATTGTAAATTTCCAAATGATTCAATTTGAGTATTTCTCAAATCCAAACTACCTCCGACAGATTGTAAATTCCCCAATGATTCAATTGATGCTCCATATAAATACAAATTACCTCCGACAGATTGTAAATTTTCCAATGATTTAAGTGGTGTATTTTCTAAATCCAATTCACCTCCGACATGTTGTAAATTACCTAATGATTCAATTGATGTATCATTCAAAAAGAAATAACCTCCGACAGATTGTAAATTATCTAATGATTTAATTCCTGTATCATTCAAATACAAATAACCTCCTACAGATTGCAAGTTTCCCAATGATTCAATTGGCGTATTTTCTAAATTCAAATCATCCAAAAGTTTCCATTTTGGATTTCCTTTTGAGTTTAAAAATGATTGTAATAAATTCCAGTCATCACCAAAATATTTTAAAGATGGAACAACAAGAATTTTTTCTTCCTCATATTCTTTTAATATTTTTCTAATTAAATTTTTCATTACATAAAAATCTTTCCTTTAACATCAACCATTTGTCTTATTTCTTCTTTTGTATATTTTTTGGATAATGGTGTATTTCTCAAACTCAACCAATCTCCGACATGTTGTAAATTTCCCAATGATTCAATCGGTGTATTCATCAAATTAAAATAACCTCCCACTGACATTAAATTTTCCAATGATTCAATTTGAGTATTTCTCAAATCCAAATAACCTCCAACAGATTGTAAATTTCCCAATGATTCAATTTGAGTATTACTCAAATCCAAATTATCTCCAACAGATTGTAAATTAGCTAATGATTCAATTGGTGTATTAACCAAATCCAAATTACCTCCTACAGATATTAAGTTTCCCAATGATTTAATTGATGAATTTCTCAAAAACAAATTACCTCCGACAGATTGTAAATTACCTAATGATTCAATTGGTGTTTCATCTAAATTCAAATAACCTCCGACAGATTGTAAATTACCCAATGATTCAATTGGTGTATTACTCAAATTCAAATAACCTCCGACAGATTGTAAATTCTCCAATGATTCAATTGGTTTTCCATATAAATACAAATCATCCAAAAGTTTCCATTTTGGGTTTCCTTTTGATTTTAAAAACAACTGCAATGCATTCCAGTCATCACCAAAATATTTTAAAGATGGAACGACAAGAATTTTTTCTTCTTCTTTATATTCTTTTAATATTTTTTTAATTAAATTCTTCATTACATAAAAATAACTCCTTTAACATTAACCATTTGTCCTATTTCTTCTTCTGTATATTTTTCGGATAATGGAGTGAAATTCAAATACAAATTACCTCCGACAGATTGTAAATTTCCCAATGATTTAATTGGTGTATTACCTAAATACAAACCATCTCCGACATATTGCAAGTTTCCCAATGATTCAATTGATGTATTACCTAAACCCAAATTACCTCCCACTGATTGTAAGATTCCCAATGATTTAATTTCTGTATCACTCAAATTCAAATTACCACCGACAGATTGCAAGTTTTCCAATGATTCAATTGGTGTATTACTCAAATTCAAATTACCACCGACAGATTGCAAGTTTTCCAATGATTCAATTTGAGTATTTCTCAAATTCAAATCATCCAAAAGTTTCCATTTTGGATTTCCTTTTGATTTTAAAAACAACCGCAATGCATTCCAGTCATCACCAAAATATTTTAATGATGGAACAACAAGAATTTTCTCTTCTTCCTCGTATTCTTTTAATATTTTTCTAATCAGGTCTTTCATTACATAAAAATAACTCCTTTAACATTAACCATTTGTCTTATTTCTTCTTCTGTATATTTTTTGGATATTGGCGTATTTCTCAAATCCAAATAACCTTCAACAGATTGTAAATTTCCCAATGATTCAATTTGAGTATTACTCAAATCCAAATTATC